GACCTACTGGACCTACTGGAGAAACTGGACCTACTGGAGAAACTGGACCTACTGGACCTACTGGAGAAACTGGACCTACTGGACCTACTGGAGAAACTGGACCTACTGGAGAAACTGGACCTACTGGAGAAACTGGACCTACTGGACCTACTGGTGGTGCAACAGATTTCTTGCATGCTTATGCAGTTTTTGTTGATCCTAACGGAGACGATACTACAGGGGAATTTGGAAATATGCACAAGCCTTTTGCTACTCCTTATGGAGCTTTATTAGCAGCTGTTAATTATATGTACACCTCAGGTGCTATTTTAATTCCTTCTGGATATCAGAACGGTTATGTCTCGTCAATAGGTTCTATATCTTATTCCGTACTAAAAGATATACTAAGAAGAATAGAAATACACATATTTCCTGGACTTTATGACGCTGCTACAGATGGAGCAATTTATTTTCCGTTAGAAGATACTCCTGAAATCAATCTTATGTATAATCACATAGATTGGTATTTACACCCAGGAGCAATAATGTATAATTATATATTTGATGATTCATATAATGATATAGATTCTGACGTTTCTCCTGCAATACAAGGAAGACCTGTTAAATGTAATGTTTACGGGGACGGAACTTTTGTAAAAAGAAGTTCTAAGCAGTCATCACAGATGATAGGTCTAGAAAATCCTAAAACAGTATTTAATTTTAATGCTGAGAGTACAAATGCAGGTTTTTATGTAACTGATGGTAATTTATATTATAATGTAAAAAGACAATTCGTTTTTACTAAGGAAATGGGAAGTACACATTCAGTAATGGAAGGAGGTATAGTAAATATTAATATTGACGAAATAAAGTGGATTATAAACAGCAATATTGGTTTATATTCAAAATCTTTCTTTTATCAAGAGAACGGAGAATTTAATGCAAACATTAAAAAATATACAGCTATAAAAGTAAGCTCTAATGGATTTACAGAAGAGGCAGATAATGTGAGTACAGAATTTTATGGAGGATATCCTGATCCATATTATTGGGATTTTAGATATTATGATATAGGGGTAGAGGATTACGCACCAGCTTTTGGTTATTTTGGAAACGATGATAATTTACTTCCAAAAAGTAATATCAGTATAGACTACGGTAAATTTTATGGTTACTGTTTTTGGGTAGAAGGAGGGGATGTAAAATTCTATCCGAAAGTAATAGAAATAGGTACTGTTTATATACCAAATGATTTAGCTTACGATTATTGTTCTCTTGGATATTTTGGTGGTACTTATTATACAAATACAAATTCTAAATTTTCAATCTTTGGCGGAAAAATAATATATCAAATATACGATGACGAGGGTGCTACAAGCTCTGCAATAGGAATGCAACAATATGACGATTCTCAGATTTATGTTAAAGGAACTCTTTTCTATTTTGAATCTGGATTTGATTTAGTATATGCAAATGCTTATTACGGACCTCCTCCTTCTACTTATCAAGATTATGCTTTAATTTTAGATGGATCTAAATATTATTCTCCAGTAGAAATCGGTCCAAATAAATATAATTTTTATGTAGATAATGGAGGAGGATCTCCTGAGATACCTTTAGAGATAAAAATTTATAGTAACTGCTTTTCAAATCTTGATCCTTCAATATGGGATCCTTTAGGAGAAAGTGTTACTAACATTATTCCTTGGACAACAATGATAATAGATCCAAATGTACAAATAATATAAAAATGATAAAAATTCATAAAAAATCAATATTAACAGCACTTGGACCAATTAGTATAGAAAATATACCAGATGGTCCAAAAAAAGAATTAGAGGATATTATTTCTATTACTAAATCTTTTTTCTCTTTTCCTGATTATACAATCATCTATTTTGACGATAAAGTAATATCCATCCAATGGAAAGCTAAATTTGATTCAAAGAACATTGAAGATTTAGAAAAAAGCTATAGGGATAAAATAGATTCTTTTATTAAAAAGATATACAATCCAGAAAATAATTAAAAAAAATGGGAAAAACGTATCAAAGTAGAGCATTTATATTTGATCATAATCCAACAGTTTTAACTGCTGGAGCTTATAATGTTGTAGAATCAGACGAGTTATTAAAATGTGATGTTAGTTCAGGCATCATCGATATAGATCTATTACCAATAGAAGAAAAATGGGATTATGAATATAAATTATATGTTATAGATTCTATAGGAACTGCATTAACTAATAATATTACTATTTATGCTCCTGTTGGTCATTTAATTAACGGACAAAGCAGTATAACGATTAATAATAACTATGAATCTGTTTTAATTAGAATAGTAGATTCTACTAATTACATTGCACAATTCAGTTCTTCTTCGAACTATCCTGGAATTATTAATACAACATATTCTGCTTTTGATAATTTTGTTAGTACTAATTCTTTAATCCCGGGTGCTTGGTATAGAATTTCAGATTATCAAACAGTACATTACATTTTAGAGGATCCTTCTTTACCGATAAATACGGGACCAATTGAGCCTATTTATGTTTTTGCAATAACAGATACCTATTATGATAATAGAGTAATTTCAGAGGATTACCGTCAGGATTTAATTTATTGGAGACACGATTCTAAAGAGATTTTAATTGATGCTGCTTTTTCTCATAATGTATTCCCAGGTCCTGGATTATCACCAGTAGATGGATTTAAAGGTAGAATAACATATAGGAAAGATACAATAAATAATATTGAAACTTATTACGACTGGAGAGTTTTTTTATTTAGAAGATGGGCAATAGATACTACTGGTATTCCTACATGGGATAACGTTACCGGATATCTTTCAGGCACATTAGTTTTTGATTCAGTGGATAATTGTTACTATTTAGCAATTCTTGATGTTGTTGCTAGTACATATCAACCATACCAGCAGGGTGGATTTATTAAAGTATTAGATACAAGTAATTCTTATATTTTTCCTCAGCCATATGCCCACAGTTTCAATTTAGGAAAAACTTCTACCTTTGTAACAATTCCAGTAAAAAGCGATGACTATCAGGATTTTTTGACTATTAGTCCTAATTTTACAGTTGCTAAAAATATTAGTATAGAAGAGAGAGGAGGGTTTCCCTCTGTAGAAGGAGATAGCATTGATACCTATTATTTTACAGGTCAGCCTATAGATAATACTTCTATACCTAATATAATTCTAGTAACGGATCTTGGTATTTCTACTGGTACTTCCAGTACTATAAACGGATTTTATTCGAAAGGTAATTCTTCTTTGTCTACCTTTTATTTTAAATATACTGGTGCTATTGATTGTATAAACAAAAACATAGAAATAAATTCCTCAATAGGAATTCTCTTTAGCTTAGCTTATACTGGTTTGCTACCTGAACCTATTTACCCTAAAGCCAATTCTATAGAGTTTAAAAACTGTAATTCTAATATTCTAGCTTGTGATTATGTAGAATCATTTAGCTTAGATAGTTCACAATTTAACATTTTTAATTCCTCAATAATTGCATCAGATTTTAAAGAAATTACAAATACAACTTTCAGAAGTACTTTTGGTAATCCAAATGCTTCTGCTCATTCACAGTTTAATTATATTAATTCTAGTAATTATTTTGCCCAAATATCAAATTGTAAATTTAATTATATTACATCTTGTTGGTTTGGCTATTTATTTACTCAACAAGAAATATTAGCATGTGATGCTAGTACTTGTAATTCTGAAGATTATACAGGATCAACACACATATATAATGCAACATACGATACAAAGATTATGGGTACTACAGGAGGTTCTTATTTAATTTATATCGATGGAACTGGAACACTTCAGACGGATTTAGCTACAAATTAAAAGATTAATAAATGACAATATCAGAAAAAAATAAAGTACTAATAAACAGGGTTCTGGATACGATTGATTGGGATTTAATCTATAAGTTCTATAAATTGGTTGGTAGAAGTGTAGGTACAGAAACAACACAAATTCCTGGTATTAAAAAATTAGAAAAAAGTGTAAAATTAAATAAGGATCACATAAAAGAAGAGGTTAGATCTGTTATTAATCATATAGTAGAAAACGACCTCTCACAATTTATGTACGGTCCTTGGAATGTAATTTGGGTTAACGGAGAATGGGAAGCGGAATTTCCAGAAACAGACGAAAATGGAAATGAAATACAAGGAGGGGGAAGTCAATTTATTCCAATCTTAGAATCTATATTAGAAGTTCATTTTTCTCCAATGGTTGTTATCTCTAAAGAAATGGTGCACGAGGAAGAAAAAACAGATTCAGCAACACAGGATCTTCAAGGACAATTGGATAAAGCACTAAAAGAAGAAAACTACGAGCTTGCTTCTAAAATCAGGGATCTGATAGATACTTATAAAAAACAAAAATGAAAAATACTATTATAAAACCCTTAAATGAATACTTTTCACAGACACTAACTGGTGACAGTTTTAATAGCTCAAATGGAGTTTTTAAAGTTAGTTATAAAGCTTATGATGATTTATCTATAGCAGTTGGGAGAGATCCAGATCCAAGTCTTTTGGTTAAAGATTCTGCTTTTCAAATAGGTGATTTAGTCAAGGGTAATGTAAAAGGAAGAAACAAAAAAATAGAGGGTGAAGTAATAGAAACATATAAAGAAAAAGACGGAAAATCTTATAAGATTAAAATAATGCGATCTAAGGATAATAAAATTTATACACTTATTCCTGGATCATTAGAGTTTGTAAGCGATAGAGGTAATTCAACAACAGATATGAGACAAGGAATTACTGCAAGACAAAAGAATGCTCAGAATTTAAAGTACACAGGTGGTAACATTGTTTGGGGATCTTTAGAAAATAATAATACAGATTATATTAATACAGACGGAGAAGGTCTAGCAGAAGGACCAATGGGAACAGGATGGAAAATAAAATTTGAAGACGAAATTCCAGCAGATCAATTAATCTTTAAAGAATTCATGATTGATCCTACAAGTCAAACAATAACATGTAAAAGATCTGATAACCTTAAGGACTTGAAAAATAAAATAAAAGCTGTTGAGTGCTACTCATATTTAATGAATCATCCTGAAATAAAAGATGTAATTGAAGATATAAAGTGCTTAGCAAGTATTTTATTTTTAGAAATGAAGAACGAACAAGAAGCTAAGAAATTTATGATAATGAATTTCCCAGAAGCAACCGGAAAATCTTACGGAGAAGTTAGAGATAACCATTTGAAAGATTCAACAGATCTTATTAACAGATTTATTTAGAATTAAAATGTCAATAGAAAGAAAAAGAAATCTATTGAGAATCAGCAGGGAGATATCAAGAAATCCAAACTATGTTCCTCCTAGCAATTATGGTTCTTATGAATTAAAAGAAAACAATAAAGAAGAAGTTTTTAATACTCCTATGTATAGTGGAAAAAGAATAAAAACAACTATAAAAAGTAGTTACTTAGGACACAACCTAAATCCTGATTATATAGGAAAATTCAAGGGAGAAACATTTATAGTTGCTGGATGCGGAAGCTCAATAAATCTTTTTGAAGATTTTAGCAAATATTACATTGTAGGGGTAAATGATATTGAGAGAATATTAACCCCTGATTTTTTAGTTGTAGTTAATGATATAAAGACTTTTATGAGAGGAAGATGGGATTATATCAGAGATTCACAAAGTCCAGTTATTTTTACACATTTAGATAAACCTGGTCCAATAACAAGAGCAGGAAATATTGCAAAGATAAAAATAGGAAAAAGAGGCGAGCCTAATTTGGATAATTTTAATGCTGTAGATCACACTATGAATTCACCTTATATGGCGGCAATAATAGCTTACCAAATGGGTGCAAAGAAAATAGGAATGGTTGGAGTTGATTTCTCACAGAATCATTTCTTTTCAGAAACAGGAACACATAAACTCTCCAAACATTTAAAAAATATAGATCTAGAATATTCTTCTTTAAGAAATGAGTTAGAAAAAAGAGGTGTTAAGGTTGCAAATCTTTCACCTATAAGCTTATTAGAATCTTGGCCTAAAATGACTTTAGAGCAGTTTGATTCTTTGTAGAAACTTCGCTTTATTTCTTTGATAGAAATAATATGGATAATATAAGAAACGGTATTGTGATTAGGCTTCCTGATCCTGCTTTAAGTAGAGAAGCATCTCTAGCAAGAAGAATATGTGATCAAATAAAAAGCTCATTAAACTTAGGATATAAACTTTTTGTTGTTGAGCTTTCTGAAAGAGATATAGAAAGTAATACTGAAGTTTCCTATCCTGAAAAGGAAAGATTTTTACATTTTATGGACGATCTAAATATTAGGATTGGTTTCTATATAAAAAGTAAACACTATGTTGTTTCAACAGATAAGAATTCAAAAAAGTTAGCAAAAAACGAAATACTTAAAGTTGGTAAGCTTATAGAAGAAATTGACGCAGGAAAATTCGATATACCTTTAGTTTGTCATATAGGAGGTGCTAAGGGAAATAGAAGAAAAAGTATGCTGGAATTCTGCAAATTTTTTGAGAGTGTTCCTTGGCAAATACAAAAACAGATCTGCATAGTTAACGATGAAAAACCTAGTCTTTTTTCTGTAAAGGATCTTCTTTCAGTTACTTATGTAGAAAAGAAAATTCCTATAGTTTTTAGAACTTCGTCACATAGAACTAACCAAGGAGGATTAACATATAAGGAAAGCTTTTTTCTTGCAGCTTCGACTTGGGCAGAAAGAGATAATCCAATTATGTTTTATTGTCCTTCTAATAGTGAAGAGATTATAAAAAATGAGGATCTTAATCCTTATAATTTAGTAGTTGATGTGGCTTTTGATAATAATTTACCTAATCCAGAATAATTTTTTATATTTGCGATATGCCTGAATTAGCTGAAATAAAAATAATGAGCGACCATATTAACAACAAATGCTCAAATAAAAAATTTTATAAAATATGGAAAAATCCATCTCATAAATCTAAGACGGATTTATCTGAGGTTGAAAAAATTCTTTCTGAGGGAGCTTACATAAAAAGCGAATCTAGAGGAAAGGAACTAAGAATAGATTTCTATAACGAAAGTAATAACATATCTGTTTACTTTATGATGGGTATGTCTGGTAATTTTAAGTACACAGAGCAAATTTCAGAAATTCCCAAGCATACACATTTAAAATTCTGTAGCGATCAATACGACTTGTGTATGTACGATTTAAGGAGGTTTGCTAGATGGAAAGTTGACAATAAATGGAATGAAAACAGAGGACCTTGTCCTGTTACAGAGTTTGACGATTTTTCTAAAAAAATATACAATTCTTTAGAAGGTAAAAATTTTCATAAGCCCATGTATGATTTAATCATGGACCAAGAATTTTTTAATGGAATAGGGAATTATTTAAGAGCAGAAATTTTAGGAAGAATTAACTCTAATCCTAAATCCCCTGCAAGGGATTACATAAAATCCAATCCCGAAGTAATTACTCTATGTAATAAAATACCTAAAGAGGCTTATTTATTAGGTGGTGGAAGGCTTAAAGATTGGTATAACAACGAGGATATTCTAGATAAAGGAATGGACTTTAGATCATGGATGAAATTTTACGGGGTTAGAGAAAAATGTTTTCCTTTAAAGGATTCCAAAAAAAGAACTTTTTGGATTGATAAAAAATGGGTAGAAGCTAACTACCAACCAACGTAACCTTTTGGTTTTCTTTTATTTTCTATTGAGGTAGAAGCTTTACTACTAGCTCCAATTAAATCATCTATAGTTTTTACAAAGTATCTAGTTTGTCCAGGCATTCCCCAATCTCCCTGTGTACCCCAATCTATGAAATCATAATTTGTTAAATGCTTTTTTTCAGGCGGGCCATAATTAATTTTTCCTCCTTTTTTTGAAGCTTTTTCAAATTCACGTCTAGAATTAATATTCTTATAACCGTATTTTTCCATATTAATTATATATCATGATACCAAAAAATTTAACAGACAACACAGTTTATTTCGACATAGAAACATCTGGATTATACAATACTCTTAAAGATCTTAAGGATAACGATCCACACTTATCAGATCTTTGGGTTAAAAGATGTAAGTGGTTACAAAAAAATATTGAACCTGGTGAATCTTCAGATCCAGAAGATTTATGGATGAATAGATCATCACTGCATCCTGAATTCGGTAGAATTGTTTGTGTGAGCTTTGGTTTTTTTACTCCTGAGGGAACAGAGAAAATCGTGAGTTTTCATGGAGAAGACGAAAAAGATATTTTAGAAAAAACCAATAAAATCCTAGCAAACACTAGATCAAAGGGATATAAACTAGGAGGACAGAATATTAAAAATTTTGATATACCTTTTCTCGGAAAAAGAATGCTTATTAATTCAATAACACCAGATCCTATTATCCAGACATGGAATAAAAAACCATGGGAAACATCTTTTATAGATTTGGGTGAAATATTTGCTTTTGGTGCTTGGGGACAAACATTTTCATCTTTAGATTTAATATCACATGTTTTAGGAGTTCCAACTTCCAAAGACAATCTAGAAGGTTCTAAAGTACACAATTCTTTTTGGGTAAAAAAAGCTTTTGAAGAAATAAAAGACTATTGTGAAAAGGATGTCTTATGTACAATGAATTGCTTTAAAAAGATCTCCTCGTAGAATATATTTAGAAAAACTGGATATATAAAAAAAATATTCCAGTTTGAAAAATATTTTAAATTTTTATTCTTTCGTAAACGAGCAAGAGCACAGAAACGATTTCTATAAAAATGAATTAAATAATTCATTTTGGAAGGGTGATTCTTTTGATCCTCAGATAAGAGAAAAGCTAATAAAAATAGCAGAGGATTTTTATAACTCTTTAAATCTAAATGTTCCTATAAGTGATATCCAATTAACAGGATCTCTTGCAAATTATAACTGGACAGATAAATCTGATCTAGACGTCCACATATTAGTAGATTTTAGTAAAATAGATGACAATGTAGATCTTGTAAAAAAATCCTTAGATGGGATGAGATTTATATGGAATCTAAGACATAAAGTTATTCTAAGAGGACATGATGTTGAGGTTTATATACAGGACATAGAATTTCCCCATACCGCTTCTGGCTTATTTTCTTTAATGAATAATAAGTGGATAAGAGTACCTAAATATAATCTACCAGAAATAGATTACAATGACGTAGACAAAAAATTCGACGGAATAGTTTCTGAGATATTAGAAATGGAAAATCTAATAAATTCCACTAATTTCTCATCAGTTTCAGAGGAAGAGATATACCAGCATGCAGTTAAGCTAAAATCTAAGATAATGAAAATGAGAACTGAAGGTCTTGCAAGAGAAGGAGAATTTTCAGTTGAAAACTTAGTGTTTAAAAAATTAAGAAATGAAGGATATATACAAAAGATAATAGAATTAATTTCTAAAGCATATACAAATATATACAATGAATAATCAATTTAAAAAACCTTACGGGGGATTAAATCCCATCTACGAAAGTCTACTTTCTTCTGTAAATGAAGATAAAGACAAAAAACCGGTTGCTGTTGATGCCATAGGTACAGTAGTTAATATAATGAATACTTTTTTCTCTATTCTTATGAATTCTCGAATGGAAAATGCTAAAACTGTAAGAGGATTTCAAGAGGTAAAGAATAAAATATTAGAGTGTAAAAGCATGGGAGCTCTAAGACAATATTTGATTAGTTCTTTAGAATCTTTCAAGGCTTTAGACAAGGTACAAAAAGAAGCATACGATAAGAACATAAGATATGTTATGGATTCTTTTGCTTCAGTTGAACAAACTTTAGCTGATCCTAAAATTTTTGACAGTACAAAGAAAGATACTGTAATAAAAATTCTTAATAACTTTGAAGAGGATTTAAAACAGAGAGAATCTCAAATGAAAAAAACTAATCCTACTCTTTTCAATGAGGTAGTCAAAAAAGGATTAGTTGTTAAAGAATCTACACAAGACTCAGAAACAACCGACGTAGAAGCAGGAGAAGAAAGAGGAAAAGCTTTTAATAAATCTAAAGAATCTTTAGATGCTTCATCAGCTTTTGTAGGAATGATTGATAGGGATAAGTATAACCCAGCATTAAAAGATAATGCAGACGTAAAAAGATACGAAAAAATAGCTTCTGATCTTTATAAAAAAGCTCAGGATCTACAAATGGTAGACAGAAAAGGAATAAAAAATATTATTACTCCTTCAGGAGAGATAAAGAGAAGAGATTACCTTAGACAACAAGACAGTCTTATCAACGAAATTATAAGACAGAAAAAAGAATACACAAGAGTAAAAGACGGAGTTTTAAAAAATGCTGGTGCATCTAATGTTATAGCTCCCCCAGTTGAAAGTGTTTGTCCTCCAGACCATGTTTTTGATATTGCTTCTGGTGGTTGTATTCCGGTTAAAAAACAGGAAGAAGTTAAACCTACTCCTGCACCGGTTAAAACTAAAGATTGTACTTTCCCTGTAACTTTAAATACTAAATGTAGTCAAATTGGAGAGATTCAATCTAAATTAATGGTTATTGCTCCATCTGTTAAATCGTACTTAAGTAAAAAAGGTGGTTCAGATAATGTTTACGGAAAAGGTACGGCAACAGTTTGTAATATTATTTGGGGATATCTTTCTAACAACTCAGGTCAATCTTTAACAGGGGATTTAACTAAAGAAATGTATGATGCTATCATGGCACTTACTGAAAATGATATAGACACATCAACAGCTACTGTACTAGGAGCTATAAAAGATAATAGATCAGAAGAAATCTCTATAGATCTTAAAATTCAAGAGATGGAAAATGTAAAAGAGTCTTCAGTTTTATCTTTTGAAGATTTTTATTCAGTAATAGAGGAATCATATTATTTTTCTAAAATTGACGAAGAAACTATAGAAGGAAAAGATGGTGGAGGCGTTAAAAATGCTCCAGGAAAAAATTTACCAAAAAAGATAAAAGATTCTTGTATTAAAGATTCAATTGCTCAAGGTAAAGTAGTACCATGCGATGGTAGTACTGATCCTAAAAAAGATGAAGAAGAAAAAAAGGACGAAGAAAAAATACCACCAACAAGAGATGAATGGAAAGGTATTAAATACCCAGAAACTGGGACTTATCCAGTTGCTTTTGATGAAAGTTTATTAAGTGCTTGGTCTAAAGAAGTAGCATTAACAGCTATAAGCTTTGCTATTCCTGGATCAGGATATTTAGCTAAGGCTGGAACATCCTCATTAAAAGCAATAGCAAACAGAGGTGTTGCTATGACTGCAAAAGAATTTGCTAAAAAAGTTTCTGCTAGATCTTTTGCATCGTGGAATTCTAAACAAGCAGCAAAATGGTTTGCTAAATATAAAGCAATACCTATCATAGGAAGAACATCTGCAGGACTAATAGGAGGAACAGTTGGTTCAGGAGTAGCAGATTTTATATCAGGAAGAAACTCATTTATTATTACTATAGTTGATGGTTACATTGAAAGAAACAATCTACTAGGAATGGTAGGAGGTTTAGTTGATACATTAGATGGATATGTAAGTGACGAAGATTTAGCATGTATAGCAACAGTACTTTCAGTTGTTAAAGGATCTTGGACAATATCTAATGATGGTACACCAATCTCTGCTTGGGGAGAAATCAAAAAATTATATTTACAACAAGAAGGAGAAGATCTTTCAGCAGATATAAATTCAATATCTTCTAAGATGGGAGACGTAGAAGGCTTTCCTTCAATTAAAGCTAATAATCCTCTTATTAAAATATCAGATATTCCTTGGGGATCTGCTCTTGCAGAAGTGAAAGATTTTGTTGCTAAATTAGATGCTAATGAGTCAACTATTAAACAAAATATTTCTAAGCTTCCTGAAGATTACGTGAAGGCTCACGAAGAAGGAGCATACGAAGATGTTACACCTGAAGAATTAGCTTCTGGAAAAAAATCTGATAGCAAAGATACTGAAGACGAATTAGAAGTAGAAGAAATAGAATAATAATTAGATATATAAAATAATAATTAAAAAATGAAAGATCAAGACTACGTATTAATACTAGAGAAATCATCAAAAAACCTTTCAGTTAGTAGAGAGGGAGGAGATTATTTCTTGGAAGGTACAGCTGCAGTTTTCGGAGTAGAAAACTCAAATCATAGGATATATGAAGAAAAAGAATATCTTCCACACCTTGATTATCTAACAAAGAAAATAGAGCAAAATAGATTAGTTGGTGAATTAGATCACCCTAAAGAATTTGATGTTTCACTTAAGAATATATCACATTTAATTACTGATCTTAACTACGATAAAGATAATAGAACAGTTAAAATAAAAGTTAAACTATTAGATACGCCAGCAGGTAAAATAGCTAAAAGTTTAGTTGATGCTGGTATTCCTATTTCTATCTCTTCTAGAGCAGCAGGTAATGTAAAAGAAAACAAAAAAGTTGAAATTAAAAAGATTTTCACTTACGATTTAGTAGCAGATCCTGGTTTTGAAAATGCTCAATTAGAAAGAGTAGAAGAGAGCCAAGGATTATACGAAAGTCTAGGATTTGCTGATTTTGCAAAAAATCAAAAGTCTTCAGTAATTTCTTCACTTGATTTAATAAATGAAAGTTTAGGATTGAGAAAAAATTCTAATACTAAGATATATAGGATTAATGACACAGAGAAAATTACAAAACTCTTAAAAGAAAACATAAATAATATAAAGAATATGGACAATAACTTTGTCACAGCAGAAGAGCTAAATGAGTACTCACTCATTCTTAAAAAAGAAATGGATTCGTTAAAAAGCGAAATGAAATCTATTTCAAAAACAAGATCTATTAATGAAAGTTCAGATGCTAGTGATTCTGGTTTAAACGAAAGAATCTCTAGACTTGAAAAATATTCTGAGTATCTTGCAGAAAATTTAGAATCTGCTATAAAGTATGGCGATTATATTGCTGAGAATTTAGAAGGATCTATTTCTTATAATAAGTATCTTGCTGAGAATTTAGATAAAGCTATTTCTTATGCTAAATATTTAGCAGAGCATGTTGATGGTAACATTACATATTCTGAATATATTGCTGAGAACTTAGATAAGAATATTTCTTATAGCAAATACTTAGCAGAGAACTTAGACAAGAATATTACTTATTCAGAATATCTTGCTGAGAATTTAGATAAGAACATTTCTTATTCTGAATATCTTGGTGAAAACTTAGACAAGAATATTTCTTATTCAGAATATCTTGCTGAGAACTTAGATAAGAACATTTCTTATTCAGAATATTTAGCTGAAAAATTAGACAGAAACATTTCTTACTCTGATTATTTAGCTGAGAACTTAGATAAAAACATTTCTTATTCTGATTATTTAGGAGAAAAATTAAATGGTAACATTAACTACTCTGAATATATTGCTGAGAAAGTAAAATCTAATATTGAATATTCAGAATATCTTGCTGAATCAATCAATAACAAAGGAGTTACTAAAAATCAAATGATCAATAAAGTTAATGAATCTATAAACGAAGGAAAAAGAACTTCAGGATTTGCTGGAGATTATAATTCACTTTCTTCTAAAGTAGATAAACTTATTGAATCTGTAACTACAAACAAACAAGATCAAATTATTAACGAAAATAAATACTCTTTCTTAAAACTTGTTGATGACAACACTAAGAAAGGATTTTTAACACTAAACGAGGCCGAAAAACAAAAGGTCACTAAAGCTCTTAATGAGCAGAATTACAATTCGGGTACGGATGTAGTTCAAATTATGGGATCCGCACTAGCTGAACAAAATGCTTCAGGAGTGAAATTCCTCGATATGATGCCAGAAGATTTAAAAACTGTTTGGGAATCTTTAAATGAATCGCATAGAGCTTCTATTGTTGCTCAAAGCAAATTCTATAAATTAGATACCTCTTATCAGATTAATCACTTCTGGAGAACAAGAGGTCTTTCTGCACCAAAAGCAAATTTAGAAAGAATAGAGGAATCTCAAAATCCAAATCCAGCGGTTAATACCGGCATTAGCAATAGCTATATGCAGAATATTGCAGCTGAATTGGATAAAAGATTTAAAAAATAAATCAAAAAACAATGCAACTCTTAAATCAAAACGAGATCTACGAATCATGGTCTCCAATCATCGAGAGCAAGACCGGCATTACTGATCGTACAAAAGTTGAATGGCTTTCTAAATATTGTCACTTCCACTCATTAAACGAATCTGCTGGAGCTTATAACTCTCTTTCTGTACTAAACGGCATGAGCTCAGTTCAGCCTGCTGGTAACTACTCAGGTGGTGCTGCTGATAACGGTACTTATGGTAATGGTTTCTATTACAATAATACTTACAATGCAGGACGTCCTTACGTAGGTTCTGGTGATAAATTCCCATCATTACTTCCATTGGCTATTCAGGTAGCTGCTAAAACCGTAGGTTTTGACATCGTTCCTGTTATTCCAATGAGCGGTCCAACTGGGGTATTATCTTACCTAGACTATGTTTATGCTGGTGGTACTTTAGCTGGTTCATCTGCAGATAGTAGTACTAACTTTACTACAAACACTCCTGATATGATTAAAGTTCCTATCGGTGTTGCTTCTCCAGTATTTGGTACTTTAACAGTAGGTGCTTATTACATTATTTATGTAACTAGTGCTAACCCTGCTATTGATTCTGCTAAAGGTCAATTCGTTGGATATTCACGTATCGACGGTTTCCCTATCTTCAGAATTACTGCAATGACTACTGGTAATTCTATTGCTTCTGTTGTTACTGCAGCTTCTGAAATCTTATTAGCTTCTTCTCAAGCAGATGATCAGACTATGACTACTGCAGGTTCTGTTTTAGCTTTCTCTGGCGGTAACGCAGTTTTAGTTAAAACTTTAGAAGATCACATCCAAGGTTTCTCTGGTGCTGGTGCTAATAACACTAACAACTGGCAAGGTCCTTATGTAGACGGTACTCAAAACTACGATCCAATGAACAGAGGAGTAGGTGAGTCTAACTACTATAAGTCTTTAGGTCTTTCTACATTCACTAAGTTCGTTGAAGCTGGTACTTTCCAAGTTGCTGCTTCTGTTACTACTGAGCAAATCCAAGATCTTAACAAGCAATTCGGTATCGACGTAGTTTCTATGATCGAGAACGCTCTTGTTAATGAGGTTTCTCAAGCTATTAACAAGCACATCTTATCAAGAGGTTTTGCTTTAGGTTGGTCAAATCACTCTCAATTCTTAGTAACTGAGGGAACTAACTTAAACTTAAACTTAGTAATTGGTGGTGTTTCTACAGGTTACAACGTTCCTAACTATGTAGGTAAAACAGGTCAAGCTTTATCTGGTTCTTCTAAGCCAGGTTCAGTAGCTGGTCCAGTTTCAGGTACTTTTGAGAACTTATCAACAGTTCAAAGAAGACTTTACAGCCGTATCTTAGCAGCTGCTAACGTAGTAGCTAATAGAGGTCGTAGAGGTCCTGCTAACTTCATCGTTACAAACTCTCAAATTGCGTCTGCTTTACAAGACATCAGTCAGTTTACATTCGCTCCTTTCACAAACACTCTTACTCAGAACAATGGTACACTTTACCCAGTAGGTTCACTTGCTGGTATGACTGTGTATGTTGATCAGAACATGTCATTCGGTGACACTAGAGTATTAGTTGGACGTAAAGGTGCTGATGATGAACCAGGTTTAAAATTCATGCCTTACATGATGGCAGAATCTATTCAGACAATCTCTGAAGGAACTATGTCACCAAAAATCGCAGTTAAGTCTAGATATTCTTTAGTAGAAGCTGGACACTTACCTGAGACTATGTACTTCTGCTTCCATGTTAATACTGGATCAGCTACTTCTATCATCTAATTGATATAAGTATATCACTCTAAAAAAGGCCTCCCGTAAGAGGCCTTTTTTATTTTTATAGGGATCAAAAGGATATATAGATAAAAATGAATATCCATGTTATTTGAAAATATTAATCAATACAATAAAGCTAAAAATGTTCTAATAGAGTCAGAAGGAGATATTGAATTAGCTCTTGAGTCTTTAAAAAAAGATAATTCTTTCTCAGATATGAGTGAAAATGAGCTTTATGATTCATTAAAAGGATTAAAAGAAGGATTAGGTGATAAGTTGCTTAATTTATTCAGTGGTGCTTTAGGTGGAGATATATCAAAAATTAAGACTGTTCTTTCACAGATGAAAGATCAAGAACTTAAATTCAACAGGGAAGAATTAGAAATAAATAAAGAATTTCTTAGTAGTCTTCAAGACGAGGAAGCTCTCCAAAAAGATAAATCAAATCCAGATTATCAAAATTTAATGAATTCTATAAAAACAAATAGGAATTCTTTAAATAACAGATACAAAGATTTACAAAAAATGTATGACGACATTTTTAATGCTTTAGAACAAAAAGTAAAAGATTTAACAGAAAATAGCACAAGAAAGAAAAAATTCTTTAATGCTCAAAGAGCAATAGATGTTATCGAAACTGCACAAGACAGATATGAAAAAAGAAAATCTGTAAATCCAGGAAAAAAATCAAAAGATCTAGAAGACTTTTTTGGACTAAGCTCTGATAAATTAAAAAAAGATGTCGAAAAAGCTAAAGACAAAGCTAAAAAATCTGAAGAAACTTTAACTGCAGTTCCTCCAAGTAAAAAAGGAAGAAGCGTTTACGACGAAGATCCTGAAAAGGGATTTTATTTTGATTTTTTACAAACTCAAAATTCTCCAGGTGGTTTTACTTCTAAAAGAAAATACTTAAAAAAGATTTTAAAAGATATAGAAGACGAGGTAAATTCATCTGGATTTAAAAGTTATAGTGGAGAAAAACAAAACGATATTCTCAATATTAGATCTATGGTACAGGATTACTATAACAGAAAAGAAAAAGAAGATAGAGGATGACATTCATTAAAAAAATAGACGAATTTAATACTGTAAACGAAGGTTTTTTTAAATCCTTGTTTGGTGGTATAGGAGATATTTTTAAATCGAAAAAATCTAAATTATCATCGATACTTAAACAAATAGGTAGGGTTAAAAATGAAGAGGCTGATGAGCTTATAAAGATAGAAAAAGAGATAGCTGAATTACCAAAAGAAAATACACCAGAATACAGGTATTACTCTACTAATCTAAATAGACAATCTAGGATTCTTAAATCAATGAAAGCGGTTGAAGTGAATAACTTAATAAAAGAAGCAGAGGAAATAATAGATGAGGATCCAAAACTTTACGCATACTTCTCTTCCGAATTTGCAAAAATAAACAAAGAAAGTAAAGAGAAATACATTAAAGGTGTTTCTACTTATCTTAATAAGAGTGATTTAAAGGATTTAGTTGACGAGTTTGAAAGATTAGTAAAGGATGCCAATTATAGATCCAAATATTACGAAGATTATCCAGAACAGGAAATAGGAGATATTTACCCAGAGGTAAAAGAGAATATTAAAAATTTTATAGATATGAGTCCTCAACAATCTAAAGACATTCTTGATAATTTAGATTATAAGGAATTAAAAAACCTTTATTCAGGAATTAAAGAATTTCAGTTTGATATGGAACAGATATTGGATAACAAAATATCATCTATAAGAATACAAATTAAAAAATCTGAAAAAGAAGGAGATAGTGGTATAATACCATATCTTAGAAGGAAAGAGTCTTTAATTAAATATGAATACAAAGAGTATATAAATTTAATAAAGTCTAAAACTGCTTTAATAGAAAAAGAAATGAAAAATAAAAGATATGTCTCTAATAATTAAACTAGATAATTTTTCTAAAGTATCCGAACAACAAAAAACACCTGAACAAAAGACAAAGGATCTACAGGCGAAGGCTAATATAGATAAAGAGCTTTTAGAAATAAATAAAAGAATCTCAGATATAGACCTTGCAATAGCAAATCTTGCTAAAAGGGAAAAAGACGGATCTCTTTCTAGGAGTGAATCTTTTAAGCAACAAGCAGTAGAGCTTCAGAAAAAAGTAGCAGAATATTCAAAAAAATCTGTTTCTCTTAAAAAAATGGAAGACCTAACTAAAAAATAAGATATATAAAAAATGAAAAAAGAATTTTACAATCCACTTTTTGAATCATTATTAGATACAGCCAAAGAATATAAAACTGTATATAATTATAGAATTCACGAGGAAGCAAACGAAAAATTTAAAGACAAGGATCAGGCTTTAAAATATTTTAAGATGATATTTGATTCATGGGGTAATGCAGTAATAGCATTTACTAAAAGCTGTTTAATACCTGATGTAAAAAGTGAAATCTCTAAACAGGTTTCAGAAAATATTATAAAACTTGGTACTTCATCTAATTCTTCTTTAGATAACATAATAAAAGTATTAAAAGAAAGCTCAGATGTTATATCAGAAAAAATTTCTGGTCAAAATAAAAGCGAAACAATTAAAATTGTTTACAAGAATTTTGAAGAGGGTGTTGGTTCTTTAGAAGAAGCTTATACTGCTTATAAAGAAAGAGCAGGTAGTATGTTAACAGATAGTGATTTATTAGCTAAAATAAATTCACATATCCAGAGTTACGTAGAACAGATTAAAAAAAATCAAGAGAAGAAAAAATAAATTAAACATGAAAAATTTAAGTAACACATATTCAAAGCTTACAGAAAGCATGAAATCTTCTGACAGAAAAGAAATTTTTGAAGATAAAGACGAGAGAGAGAAAAGAAGGGAAGAAAGAAGAAAAAAAAGATTGGAAAAAGGATTCGGAGATAAAGAACAAGGTGGGGAAGACGATGAATTCAATCTTAAATCTTTTAAAAAAGCAGTAGATGAATTGAGAGGTCAATCCTATGCTCAAGAAGATGATTGTGCTTTACAGATTAAATTAAACGGTCCTGGAAAAAAATCAGCAGAAGAGAATGCTTCTAAATTTCGTTCTATTTCACAAAGATGTTCCAAGCTTCTAGGAGAAATTGCATATCGAATTAATAAAGAAGGAAAAAGATTAGAATCAACTGATGAAGAGGATATGACCTTAATAAAGTCGTATAGAGAAACATATAATGATTTAGTAGAAGATCTTAAAGAAACAATAAAAAGCTACAATAAACAAAGTGCAGATTCGGTTAAAGGTTTTTTTGATAATCAAAAATTTAAAGATATTGCAGGAAAGGTAGAAGAAGCCGATGCAAAATTTAAAAAAGGTATAAATGAATTAATAGATAAAACAACTGATATTCAATTAGAATATGGACAAGGGTTATCTGTTTTATCCCCTACAGCAGCACCAGCAGGAGCAGCAGCACCAGCAGGAACAGCAGATACTGGAGCAACTGACATTAAGATAAAAGAACCAGTTAAAAAAGGTACAGGTTCAAAATCTAATCCTGATGAAACGGTTAAAAAAGTTCAGGAGCTTATTAATAAAAAATTCAAGAACGATAAAGAGGTAACAAAAACCGCAGAATGGGAAAAATTTTCTAAATATGGTGCAGATGGAGCTTTTGGTAATACAACAGGAAATTTAATTATATTAATAAAGAAAAAATTTAATTTACCTGCAAAAAATTCTCAAATCACACAAGAATTCATTGACAAACTTATGGAAATAAAAGAATCTAAATTTAGTGGGTCATTACTTTCTTTTGAGGACTTTTTAAGCAACAGAAAATAAAATAATTCGGAATTTTTAATTAATTTAGGGGTATAATCAAATAAAAGGTTATGCCCCTTATTATTATCGAAGGTCCAAGAAAGTCAGGTAAATCACATCTTATAGCACAACAGGAAACTTTTCCTGTTTTTAAATTTGATTTTAATAATAATTTTAGCACTTGGGATTTTAAAAAAAATTCAGAAAAAGTTCATTGGTTTGGTTTAGGTAAGGAAGTTATGCTTCATGAATTGGATGCAACTGGTATGCTTCCTAAAATGATAGTTGATAGAGGTATACTAACCAATTCAGTTTGGGGAGTTTTCCAAAAAAGAATAACAGTAGAAGAAGCTAAAAAGGATCTTATTAATTTTAATAAAAGAAATTTTTTCCGTGGTACCAAAATAATCTTAATAGAAGGGTTATCTGAAGAAAAAAGAACTAAAGACATTTGGGACGAAGATGATAAGAGAAGAGAGGAAGAATATTCTCTTTTTTCATCGTTTTCTAGCTTGCTACGAGACTTTGGGGTGGAGGTCCATGTTTTCCATAATAACTTCGATTTGGACTCTGTAATACGATTTAAAACAATTATTAAAGAATTATAAAATGTGTGGAATTTTAGTAGCAAAAAGACCTTCTGATGAAAGAATAGAATCAATATCGCATAGAGGAATCGAACATAATATTATTTACAAAGACGATCTTTGTTTAATACATCACAGATTACCTATTCAAACATTAGATGGTGATAATTGGTCACAACCAGTTTCTATAGGAGAAGATAGATGGCTTTTGTTCAATGGTGAAATATTTAACTATCCTGGGGATTTTGAATCAGATACCGCTTATTTACAAAACCTATTTAAAACTTTTAATTTTAGTGGGATAGGAATGCTACAAGCAATATATGAACCACATATTGTTTCTTGGGATGGTTTTTGGTCCATAGTTTTAGTAGATACTAAGAAAAGGGAAGTTTATGCTTTTACTGATCCATTAGGAAAAAAATGCCTTTATAAAAACGATAAAGGTGAAGTTTGTTCTGAAATAAAAGGATTAATAGAAAAAGATGAAATAAATCCTATAGATCATTCATTTTTTAGTGGTGTTATAAAATTTGGATATCTTACAACTAATCAAACACCGTACTTAAATATTAAAAAATTAGAACCAAATAAATTTCACCATTGGAGTTTAGATCATTCAATAAAAATGGATGTTTCAGATCCATATTACAATTTTAATGTATTTGATGCTGGACTAGTTACATACGATGATAGAATGGATTGGCTTTGGAATAAATTAGAGGATTCTGTACAATCAAGACTAATCTCTAAAAACTATCCAACTTCTTTATTGCTTTCAGGCGGATTAGATTCATCGATAATAGCAGGACTTCTCCTTAAGTTAAATGCAGACGTTAGTTTTTATTCTATATCAAACGGAGAAGATGAACACTACATAAAAGATTGTGAAAAATATTGGGAAATAGAATCAAAAAGACTTAAATATGATATTGATCTAGAAAGTGAAAAAGGTAAGCAGGAGTTAATAGAAATATACAAAAAATGGAACGAATCACCCGTAGATATGGGAAGTGTTATTCCGCAATATCATCTTTTTGATGCTATAAAGAAAGGAACAAATACTAGAATAGTAATATCAGGAGACGGTGCAGACGAATTATTTGGTGGTTACAGAAGAATAAACGAATATGATTCACAACAATCTGATATATTCCATGAATTAACTTCATATCATTTACCTAGACTGGATAAGATGTCAATGGCTCATACACTAGAACTTAGAAGTCCTTTTCTAAATCATGATATAGTTAGATTTGCTATAAATCTTCCGTTTGAAGAAAGAAAGAATAAGAAGATTTTAAAAGATACTTTTAGCGGATTAATTCCAGATTCTATTATAGAAAGAAAAAAATTGGCTCTTAAAAATACTAAAATAATTGAGGATCAAATAGAATATAGAAAAAAAATAGTTGAATTATTCCTTGTTTCCGTTTCCTAAAGTTACTTCTACACCAGCTTCAGCTTTTCCTTTTGCTTCTTTTGGAGAATATCCTTCAGGTCTATCAGTCAATACAAAATCTTCAGATGGATCTACAACTAAACCTGCAGCACTTAAGAAATCTCTATTTAGAAGTAATGGTGTACTTTTTTCAGTTCTGTCTACTAAAGAGAATTTAACTTTTTTATAAACTATACCATTGAAATTAACATCTAAGTTAACAACAGATCTTTTGTGTATTTTTTCACCAACCTCTGCTTTAGATTGACCAACAATTTTATTTTTAAATTCCTGTCCTCCTAAAGTCCAATTTACATGCCCGTCAATTTCTTCAAAACTGTCAGCATGTAGAGAACAAGATGTTGCTCCGTTTCCTGTATCTAATTTTCCTACAAATGTACCAACCCCTTGAACTGTAACTAGTTCTCTAAACCCTGTAACTTTCTTAGGTTTAACCCAGTTTTTCTTATCTAAAAGAAAATCTACTATCACATCAGTAACTGGTATTCCTGTAGTTTTTTCTATTCCTGTTGTACCAGGTGAAGCATTAACTTCTAGAACATAGGGTTTTTCAGATTTCTTATCAACGATTATATCTACACCACACCAGAGACATCCAGTAGCTTTAGCAGATTCTATTGCTATTCTTTCTATATAATCAGGGAGTTCAACATTTTCTGTTTCACCACCTAAAGAGTAGTTAGTCCTAAAATCCCCCTCTATTTTGATTCTTTTCATCGCTGCGATGACTTTATAGTTGCGGCCAGACATATTATCGCTTTCAGCAATAACATGTATTCTTAAGTCATATTCAGCTTCAATTTTTTCTTGTAGAACTATCTCTGTTCCTGGTGATAAATGCCATATTGCTTGTAAGGTAGAAATAAGAGACGGTCTTGAATCTATCATGAATACTCCAATACCTTTAGTTCCTGAGATAAATTTACAAACTACTGGATATTCACCACCTACTTCTTCTACTGCTTTATCTATATCATTTTCTGATGATATTAAAGATGTTTTAGGTGTAGGTATATTAGAAAGCTGTAATTTTCTTGTTGTTTCTAATTTATCCTCACATATATTTACAGATTCATATGAATTTACACAAGGAAAACCTAGATCCTCCATTTTCTTAAAGAACCCTTTTGCTGCATTATTTTTTATAGCAGACCTTCTAGTTAATACTATGGTTCTATCTAAATATATTTCTTTTGGCTTACTTCCACCACTTGATATTAGAAATGTTCCTTTTGTTGTTTTTTGAATAGATCCTTTTTCTGTGTCTATTATTATAGATCTTATTCCTTTGTCCTCACAAATTTTAGTTAACTTGTCAGTTGTTGGAGCGTTTTTTAGACTCTTACCTAATTTAGTAGTCAGGACAACAACAGTTAAAGGATTTTCTTTTCCTTTAATTCCTTTAAATATAAATTTTTCAAATAAATAATCGCTCATGTTCTATATATCAGGAATTCACTAAAAAGCACAGAAAATCTGGGCTTTGATCTTTTTAGTTAAAAAAATTATCAAATCTTATGACTCTTTGGGTTTCTTCCTCTTTTTCTTCTGTATTTTGTTCTAAGTCAGACTCATCTTCTTCTTCGGTATCATCATCGTCATCGTCATCATCGTCATCTTCCTCCATTTCTACCTTTGTTTGATATTCATCATCATTTTCACCTTTCATATCTCCACCTTCTATATCTTCCTCCTCGTCGTCCTCATCTTCTTCTTGAGTATCTTCTTCCTCATCGTCCTCGTCTTCTTCTTGAGTATCTTCTTCCTCGTCGTTGTCCTCTTCTTGAGTATCTTCTTCGTCGTCCTCATCTTCTTCTTGAGTATCTTCTTCCTCTTTAGAATCGTCCTCTTCTTGAGTATCTTCTTCCTCATCGTCCTCATCTTCTTCTTGAGTATCTTCTTCCTCTTTAGAATCGTCCTCTTCTTCTTGAGTATCTTCTTCCTCATCGTCCTCATCTTCTTCTTGAGTATCTTCTTCCTCTTTAGAATCGTCCTCTTCTTCTTGAGTATCTTCTTCCTCTTTAGAATCGTCCTCTTCTTCTTGAGTATCTTCTTCCTCGTCGGCGTCTTCTTCCTCTTCTTTTTCCTCTTCCTCTTCTTCTTCGCCTATTTTAGCTCCTTTCCAAAGCTCATTCTCTTTAAAATTTACGTTTCTTTTTGAGAATTCCTCAAATGATAAAATACTATTTTTCATGTTTTTATTATTTTTTATTCTGTTATTCCTATAGAAGCTGCACTTCCACTTTCTGTTGCTCCAAATCCTGGATAGTCTATTTTAGACGTTCCTTTAAAAACTGCATCTTTATAACCCACATAATCATAAGCAGCTTCTGGAGTTATTTTATGTAGCCCTGTTCTATCCTCTTTGCTAAGATTAGCAGGATTCCAAGGATCCCCTATAACTTTTAAAAAATCTTTATAGGACAATATTTCTCTTTTTTTTACGTTTTTCTGATTCATTTTTTTTACATATTTTGGAATATACTAGAAAGTCCTGTTTTCATAGCTTTTGCATATATTCCAGGATCTTTAGTTTCTGCTTTTTCTATTTCAGTAGCTAATTTTTGTTTATCTTGTGGACTAAAACTTTTACCAGATATTATATCTCCTAGACTAAAACCACATATTTTATCAGCTATCATTGCCTCTACTTTATTCATGAAACTAGTATCATTCACGTAATTAGTTAAAGCCTCTCTTAAACTAGCTGCTAGTGTTCCTCCTAATCCAGTATTCATATCCATTCTTAAACCTAATTTAGGTAAAAGATAATCTATTCCTCTTTCTTCGATTGTTTCTGCTAATCCTTCAACAATTGCTCTTGACCAATTTTTACAAGAACCTTTACCAAAATATTTACCTATTTGTGTAAAGTGTACTCCTTCTATAACGTTTCTAACTAATTGGTAAAAAAATGTTGGTTTATTCTCGTCGTCATATGGTTCAATTCCTAATTTTTCTGCTGCCCAATCTATTATATAGTCTTTAAAGGTATCAGTAAAACCTCCCCCAAGTGATCCAAAAAATGAAGTAAATATATTTTCGTTTATTTGGGCTTCTGTTAATCCTTCAGATTTTAATCTTAAATATTCACTCTCCAAAAGCTGAAATTTTTCCTGATGATCTACGTTAGACTTAGATTCAGATATAAATTGAGAATATCTTTGTATTTTCATTACAACACTTTTTAATGTATATATCAATTCTGCTTATAAATTCTGATATATAGTATAAGATGTCAAGAATTCCAAAAATAGATAATTATCAAAAAGATTTTCCAAATGTATATGGAATAGAATCTGATTTTTGTTATGCTGTAGTTGAAGACTTTACAGCAGAAGCATTAATAGAGTATAAAGAATCTGGTACTATATCAGGGATTAAATGTTATGAACCTTCTTGGAATTTAATAAATATACTTGATGGTGACTATTTGATGTCTAGTAAAAATGGATTATATGTTTTATTAAAGGATTTTGATGGATTAATAGAGATAAGACCACAAAAAAATATAGGTTCACAAAAACCATCATTTGATTTTATAAATAAAGAATGCCTCGTAAAAATAGGGAAAGATTCTGTTAATTCAAAAATTATGTCCTTAGAGGAAAGAACAAAAATTATACCTATAAGAGGAATATGAAAAAAATATTAGATTTTAACCAGTTTTCTTTATCAGAAAGCAGCGCAGCAGGCAACAGGGAACAAACACACCATATTCCTTTTTCTTACACATCTCATGATCCTAAAGAGGGATATAGCAGTAAAAGTTTTATATCAGATTTAAAAGCTATATTTATAGATAAACCAGAAATTAAAAAAGAAATAATAGAATTTTTATCATCTAAAGTTGGGATAACAAGAATAGACGATTTAGAAAAAAGACCTATATCTTTTATAGCAAAATTAATTCCAGAGATAGAAAGAATAATAGATGCAGGTGAATACGAGCCAGAGGTAACGATGCCAGGTGGTGCACTATTATTTATTAGAAACAAAAAATTCAGTGATGGTACAGGAGCTGATTTTTATATTAATAAAAAAGGAACTAAAATAGAGGTTGTGACGGAAGACAATTTAGGAAAAGAAAAAGTAATGTCTTTTGAAATTGATAGTTTTCCTTTTGATAGATTTGAATTTAAAGAGGAAGAAAAAGAAGAATTAAATGCTCTTAGAAAAGCAAAAGGAGTTTAATCCCCTCTGAAATTATTAATTATCATCTCAATAGATTTTTCTTTAGATATTTCTGTTCCTGTTTCCATATCAACTTTATTAGATATGCTAGATATTATTATACAGTCATGTTTACCAGAATAATCTTTTATATTAGTTTTTAAAAATCCTTTTATCTCTTTAATTTCTTTTGTAGTTTCACATAACGGATCTAGAAGCTCGGTCATAAGTAATGCAACACTTTCCTTTCCTGATATCTTTACAATAGAAAATCCCCAGGAAAAAACTCTCATGTATTTTTCGGTATCCTTCCTAATAATTATAAATCCTTCATCCCATAAATTATACCTGTTGCAATAGCTTTCAAGTTTGACCATAGAATTATAAAGAGCTTCAGTTTCTTTATTTTCTTGTAGAAATTTCTCAATTACTTTTATAGAATTTTTAACTATACTATCAATTTCCCCTATATCATCTAAATTTTTATCTAATAGATTATAAAAATTATTTTTTTCATCTTCTGTCATTGATATCAGGGTTCTTTGAGTTAGCTCTGAGCTATTATCAAAATTAACAAGATCCTTCTGCATATTCAAAAGACTGGAGAAATTTTTAACAAAATTAGTCTTACCCATACTTTTCTTTGTTTTAACAAGAAAATCCATAAGGATATAGTATTTGTGTTCAGTGTCTAGCGGAGCTTCTAAAAACCAGTATGGCTTTAGTTTTTTCATAAAATTCAAAAAAATGTCTTATATTATATATAGATGAATCAAAAAAATTACCATTAAAAAAAAATTTAATAAATTAATTAAAACGTGAAACTTATTTTCCAAAAAGGTCTAAAAAATTTACCTAGTAAATCCCGGGCCATGAATCATAAAATATAGTATCTCTATGAGCCCCCAATTTTTAGTTATAGCATATTACACCAAAAACACAAGCTACCAAAACTTAGCTAACAGTTTAAAACAATCTTTAGACAGATTCACAATCCCCAATTTTATAAAACCAATAGAAGATCTAGGCTCATGGGAAAAGAACACACATCATAAAGCATATTTCATTAAAGAGTGTCTGGAGACAAAACAAGAAAACCTACTTTATGTTGACGTAGATGCTGTTTTTAGAAGGTACCCAGATCTTATACCAAATCTTGATTGTGATATAGCATACAGAACTGAAAACTTTAGATGGAGAGCAGATGAAGCTTTGTCGGGAACCATATTCTTAAAAAATAACGATAATATTAAAAAGATGGTTAATCGTTGGATCGAGCTAAACCAAGCTACTCCTGCTGAAAGAATGAAACCAGAAACTTGGGAACAGAAAAATATGCAAAGGGCACAGAGAGAATTTCAGGATTTGACTTATTATAACTTTCCTCCTGAATATACTTTTATTACAGACCACACTAGAAGGATGTATCCTAATATAAGTCCTGTTGTTGAACATTTCCAAGAATCAAGAAATGTTCATAAATCCCCGAATCAAAATCCAGGTTTTAGGCTAAGAAGATAGTATGATTTTAAAACATGCTGTTCTAAGCTCAAACTCGAACCCAGAATATCTTGATTTTTGGCCTTATGTTGCTAAGGCATGGAGAGATGTTATAGGATTAAATCCTGTACTTCTTTATATTGATAGTTCAGAACCCCCTGAGTGGGTATATGAACATGGTATTGTTTTTCATCTAGAATCTATAAATGAATGGTCAATTGCTCAACAAGCACAATCAATAAGATTCTGGGGAGCACGTATATTGAAGGAACCTTTTATAATCTCAGATATGGATATGTTACCTATATCTAGAGATTATTATGAGAATGGGGTTAAAGATATAGGAGAAAGAGGTATAGTTTCTTATAGCTCTGATATTATCAAATACCGATGGTATAGAACTAATCCACAATATCCTATGTGCTATCTTGCAGGTGATCCTAAATCGTTTGTAGATCTTCTAGATCTGAATGATCTTGACCATAAATCTTTTTTGAGAAGACTTATGAGAATGAATATAAGATTTGGAACAGACCAAAAGTTTTTTTATAATCAATCACTAATTAAGAAGAATGTGACTATAAAACATTTAGAAAGAGGTTGGATAGAAGAAAAATATGCTACACGAAGATTGGATAAAGCAATCTGGCCAAAAACGGACTATTTAGCACAAGAATATATAGACTGCCATTTACCTAGACCTTATAATAGTAATAAAGGAATTTGTGATAATCTTTTTGATAAACTTAATTTAAAATGAATAACCCACTTTTTATATCATACTACACAAAAAACGACTACTATCAAGAATGTTCTAGAAATTTAAAATCAATGTGTGATTCTCTAGGTATTGAGATAGAAATAGCAGAAGTTCGTGATTTGGGTTCATATTGGAAAAATACATTATATAAACCAACCTATATTTTAAATAAAATAAAGGAGAAAAAAGTAGATTTGATATGGATAGATGTAGATACCAAAATAAAAAAATATCCAGATTGCTTTAAAAAATGGAATACAGATCTTCTTTTTTCTAGTCATACTGGAGATCTTCAAGGTATAAAAGCTTCACCTATAGGTTTTAAGTATAATGATAGATGTATAAATTTTCTAGAAGAATGGTCCAAAAAATGTAATGAAAAAATAGAAAAAAATGACATAGACATGGATCACGATGTTTTAAAGTATGAAATAATTTCTGATTTTTGTGGTAAGATATCTTTAGATGTTATGAAAGACGGATTTAACTTTAAAGATTTTAGTGATGGAGAAGTAATAGACAATGGTATATCTAGAGGAATATCTAAACATCAAGAGGTAAAAATAGTTATGAATAAAAACAGAAAAAGATCGTATGATTTTGATAAAACATCTATACAAAAATTTATTATCTAATATGAGAAAGATTGTAAGAAGATTTCTTTTTAGCGATGAAAGAAACAATAAAATAACAAAAGGAAGTAATTCTAAAAATATAAACGATACAAAATCAGAAGAGGAAAGAAAAATAAAAGAAGAGGAAGAAATAAAAAAAATAGAAGATATGTTATTTAATACATTACCAAATTCTAAAAATAGAGAATTAGTAACAAAATGGGAAAGATTAACTGGAAAAGAAACAATATTTGTTTGTTTTATATCAGATCCTCCAGAAAGTAATTTCTATACAACTAGAATATTGTCTTTGATTGATAAAATCAATTCTTTAGGATATGATTATATTATACACAATTATAAGTCAGATAGAAATTATTTTCAGAACTGCTGTTATAAACCCGTTTTTATAAATGATATTCTTAAAGCTAATGAAAAAAATTTAGTTTGGATAGATGGTGACACAAATTTAAAAAACGATATAGGAGATTTTATTGATACTGAAAAAGATTTTGATATAGGACTAGTTACATATAATGGGGATATAAACGGATTTATTGCTTCTCCTTTATTTATAAGAAACACCACTACAGGAAATCAATTAATAGAATCCTGGATGGATCACTGTACAAGCATGGTAGAATCTGGAAATTGTGAACTGGACCACGATGCTCTAAAGCATGTAACAATTCCTAAATTTAGAAACAGTTTAAAAATAAAATTAAACTGGAATAACACAAACGATCTTCATAAAGGAATGATATTAGAAAATGTAAATTCTGATGTTCCCTATAAAAGGGAGATATTAAGAAAAATGACTTTTGTTAATCAAAATAGACCGTTTAATTTTAAAAACAACGATTTTATAATAGTATAGTATGAATAAATTAAAAGCATCATGGGCACCGTTCCCTCAAGAATATTCTTCTTGTTCAAGTTTAAAACCTAAAAATTTCGAATGGTCAAAAACAGATGGTATTGCTAATGTGTACATTGATAATAATATACTGAACCATAGAGGTCCAGCACACAGAAACTTTGGATGGTTTTGTGAATCCTCTGAGATTATTCCTGATCTTAAAAAGCATCTTCTAAATAATCTAGGAACACTAAGAGTTCATTTTCAAAATATATTTACTTGTGATTCTGAAATAATAAACAGAGATCCCTCGTTCTTTTTATTTAATCCACCAGGATCAAATCTACCATGGACAAATCCTAATTCTTTTGGAATACATCAAAAAAGTAAATTAGTCTCTATGGTTTGTAGTTCTAAAGATATGACAACAGGACATAAATTAAGATTAAGTGTTGCTTCAAAAATAAAAGATAAAGTTGATCTTTTTGGAGGAGCACACGGAAGTCCTAAATCTGGAAGTGGAATAGGTCCATCAGGTGATTGGTGGAGATCTAGAGATGAATCATTAGCTCCTTATATGTTTTCTGTTGTATTTGAAAATTCATCTTATGACAACTATTACACTGAAAAAATAACAGATTGTTTTGCCAATGGAACTATTCCTATCTATTGGGGAGATTCTAAAATATGCGAAACATTTGATTGTAACGGAATAATAAAATGGAATGAAAATTTTGATTTTAATTCATTAACCGAAGAATTATATAAAAGTAAATTAGATTCTATTACAAAAAACTTCGAAATTGTAAAAAAATTAGATTCATCAGACGATCTACTATTTAATAAAATAAAAAACAGATGAATAAAATAAACTTGATTGCTGCTTCTAGAGAAAGATCTATAAGAATGAGTGAAGTTATTCTTAAATGGTATCATAGTGCATCCAACCCAGAGAATATAGAGTTTATTATTTCTATTGATACTACAGATCATATGGTGGAAAGATACAAAAGAAATTTTAGAAATCTAGAACTTCAATATGGTGTAAAAATAAAATTAGTTATAAACGATAACAAGAACACTGTACAAGCAATAAACGCAGCTAAACCTCATATAAATGGTGATATTATTTTTATAATATCTGATGATACTGATTGTTTTCAAGGATGGGATAAAGCAATATTGGATGTAGTAAAAGATAAAAATGATTACTATATAATTAAAACTAACGATGGAATAGGAAAAGATTTAATTACTATGCCTATATTCTCTAGAAAATATTTAGATTCTAAGGATTACATATATTATCCTAAATATGAGCATATGTTTTGTGATACTGAATTGACATGCGTTGCACATTTAGAAGGATGTATAATAGATGCTAGTAATATAACTTTTAAACATTTACATTACACTCAGGGATATCACGAAAAGGATCATAATGATGTAAAAAACCAGTTTACTTTTTATACAGGTATGGAAATATTTAAAGAAAGATTAGGCTTAAATTTTGAAATTCCAAAAGAAAAACAAAAAGGGGAAATCCCAAAAAATATAATAGAATATATAAACAACAACTAAAAAAATAAAAAAAATGCAAAATTCATCAGGAGCTTTCAATGAAGATCATTTTATGTCTAAAAAATTTTTAGATATAAAAAACAAATACACTTTAGATACTGTAATAGAAACAGGTACCTATCACGGAGTAACCACAGAATGGTTTGCTCATAATTTTGATAAGGTATACACAGTTGAGTGTAGTCAACCTTATTATGAAGAGGCTCAAAAAAGAATAGGTTCTTATTCTAATGTACATAGCTATTTAAAAGACAGCCCAGTTTTTCTAAAAGAAATATTAAGCACTATTCAGGATAATAAAACAATTATTTTTTTAGATGCACATTGGTACACTAATCCTGTTTTAAATGAGCTAGATGCTATAAAAGAATCTGGTAAAAAACCAATAATAGCAATTCATGATTTTATGGTACCAGATCATCCAGAATTCGGATACGACATTTATCCTGACCAAAATATAGTTTATAATTGGGAATGGATTCAAGGCAAAATAGAATCTATATACGGAAAAAGTGGATATACTAAAGAATATAATAACGAAGCAACAGGAGCTATGAGAGGTTGTATATTCTTATTTCCAAATAAATAAATAATAAATAATAAATAAAATATGAGCACAAACAATACACTAAGAAGCATAGGATCAAAATACGGAACTGATAAAGTATCCCACGGATTTTGCGAAGTATACGAAGAAAAATTTAATAATATTAGAGAATCTTCAAAAAATATTTTAGAAATAGGGGTTTTCTTTGGAGCTAGTATTTTAATGTGGAGAGACTATTTTTCTAATTCTACGATTCATGGATTTGATACCTTTGAAGGACTACAAGGAAATGGTCACAGATTTCAAAATTCAGACAAATTTCTTAATGAATGGAAAAATGATGTAAATCTACAAAACAGAATTGAACTTTATAAGTACGATCAAGGGAAAGAAAGCGATCTTATTTCATTTATATCAGATATTAAAAAGAAAAACATATCATTTGATGTAATAATTGAAGACGGTTCACATCTAATGGTAGATCAACAATTAGATCTAAAATATCTATTTTCTACAGTCAAATCTGGAGGATATTATGTTATTGAGGATATACACAGTTCATTGGGTGCTTATGATGTGATGAGTGATTTTTCAAATACTACACTAACAATGATTAATAGATATAAAGAAAAAAAAGAATTACATTCTATTTATGTAGATTTAAGTGACATTAAACCTTTAATTAAAAATATGGAATTATTCACAGTAGAATCTACTGGAAGTATGACATGTATAATAGAAAAAATATAATGGAAAAAAAATGTATAATAAATTTTTCCGATAATGCTAGATATATTCTGGGACAAAATAGATTATTAGAATCCTTAAAAAATACTGGCTATACTGGGGATGTCTTTGTAGAAAATAATGAAAAAAATATACATTTTAAATCGCACAAAGAAATAAATTATGGATTTAAAGCGGGAATGATTAATAAGGTAAAAAACCTAGGATATCGATATGTATTATGGATAGATTCTTCAGTATATGCTGGGAAAGACGTGTCACCAATATTTGATTACATTGAAAAAAATGGATATTTCGTTTTACAATATGATGAGGGTGTATCTACATCTGGAGAATGGTGTTGTGATACTGCACTAGTACCTTTACAAATAACAAGAGAAGAATCTTTTGAAATCCCTCACGCATATGCAACAGTTTTCGGATTAGATTTAAAAAAACACTCTGGATTTTTTGATGAATATTTAAGACTTGCAGAGGAAGGAACTGCATTTAATGGTGATTGGTATAACCGAGAAAATCAATGTTCTTTTGATCCTAGAGTAAAGGGACATAGACACGATCAGACGGTTATGTCTGTACTTATGTGGAAAATGGGAATGAGAAACTGGATAACAAAAAATACAGTAAAGGATTTTACCAATTTTTATAATTATAAAGAATCCAAAGAATCCATATTAATATATGGATAAAAATAAAATGATAAAATGATAAATTTAAACGATTACAGAAGACAAGTTTATAGTCAAACTGGGGAAGATGGAATAATCGAAAAAATATTTCAAACTCTAGATATAAAAAATGGGTGGTATTGCGAATTTGGTGCAGGAGACGGTAATTGGATTTCTAACACTAAAAAACTTAGAGAGGAAGGATGGAAAGGAGTTTTAATTGAAGGTGACGAACCTTCTTTTAATAATCTAAAATCAAATTTCGGAGATAATCCAAATGTTAGCGTAATAAATTCTTATGTTAGCTGTGAAGAAAAAGAATCTTTAGATTATCTTCTCAGTAAAACTAAAATTCCAGTTGATTTTGATATTCTTTCTATTGATGTGGATGGAAATGATCTATGGATATGGAAATCCTTAATTAAATATTCTCCTAAAATTGTAGTCACTGAGTATAATGCTTCATATGATTCTCATATAAGTTTAACTATCGAATATAACAGGGATCATAGATTTAATTCGGACAATTATTATGGAGCAACTCCTGGTGCTTTTAATAAGCTTGCTGAGGAAAAAGGTTATGTTTTAGTTGGATTTACCCCCAGCTTGAACTTATTTTATTGTAAAAAAGAATTTGCTAGTCATTTTAGAGAATTAGAAATAAACGAAGTTAGCAGTGGTGTGGGATGGCCAAGAAGCTCTAAATCCATGGTATCGTATTAAAAAATATAACTTATAAAATTATGAGTAAAAGATGTGTTTTAAATTTTTCAAATGGCAGATATATTCGGGGACAAGAAAGACTTGTTTCTTCTTTGAAAAATGTTGGATATAAGGACGGGATTTTGGTAGATACAAAAGAATCTGATATACCTTTTAAAACACACGATGAAGTAAATTATGGATTCAAAGCCGGGATGATAAACAAAGCTTTAAAATTGGGTTATGAATCAGTATTATGGATAGATTCTTCAGTATACGTTGGTAAAGATGTATCGCCAATATTTGATTATATAGAAAAAAATGGATATTTTGTTTTTCAGTACGGCAAGAATCACGGTGTAAATTCGGGTGAATGGTGTGCTGATGTAGCACTTGAACCATTAGGTATAACTCGAGAAGAATCATATCAAATTCCCCATGCATACGCAACTCTTTTTGGTATAAATCTTAAGAAGCATCCTGATTTTTTTAAAGAATATTTAAGACTTGCAGAAGATGGTAAAGCGTTTACTGCTCCTTGGCATAATTCAAATTATGAAGCATCGGTAGAAAAAAATGTACACGGTCACAGACATGATCAGACTGTTATGTCAGTTTTAATGTGGAAAATGGGTATGAGAAACTGGATAGGTGAAGAAGAAAGATATGAATGGTATAGGAATTATTTAGATCCAGGAAATGCCATTTTGTTACAACATCCAATATAAGTGAACAGCGAAAAATATAATATAGGAGATATTGTTTCTGTTCCTAATAGGAGCAAAAACTTTTCTGTTCATAATCATGAGGACCAAAAAATAACTAAAGATGTTTTATCGTTATTTAATACTTTTTTAGAATATAATATTAAGAAATGTAGTTTTTTAATAGTAGAATATTCAAAACGGTATCCATATCTTTTAAACCTTGATATTAAAATTTTTTTATATTTATGTTATTTAGATAATTATAAAAAATACAAAGATTTTTTTAGATTATTATATAAAAAATATCCTTCAAAAGAAAGTGCTTGTATACTCCAGTTAATTTCGCATAGAATATATGAAACTGAGGGATATAATAGATATTTAGAAAAAGATTTAATTAATAGTATTTCTTTTTTTGAAGAAAGCCAGTGGCATAAATGGAGAATAAGTGGAAAATTTTTTCTTGGTTTATATTCTAATAAGGAAGATGTTATCTTTGATAATTTTATACAATGTTTAGATATTGATAAGATGGCAATTGATATGGATTGCTATCAGGATAAACTTGTTTATATAGTAACATGGTTAAGATGTAAATATCCAAAAGAATCTGAACCCTATGTAAAAAAATTGTACGATAAAATAGAAAAATTTGGATTAGATTATAGCAATGCAATGGATTGTGCTATTAAATTTCATAATCCTAAGCTATTGGAAAAATACCTTTATGGATTCAAAACTAGTGCTTTGTGGGGATATATTAATGAATTAAAAAAAAATATGAAATATAAAAGAGTTTGTATTCTAGGATCTACTGGTTTGGTAGGATCTAATTTATATAAAAAATATTCTGAATTATATCCTGCTTGTGTTATATTTAATCCTAAAAGATCTGATCTTAATCTAGAAAATAGAGAAGATGTTATAAAATATTTTATAAAAAATAAACCAGATTTAGTTTTCTTGTGTGCAGCTAAAGTTGGGGGAATAAAAGCTAATAATGATTATAAGGCAGATTTTATAACAATAAATATAAAAATACAAACTAACGTAATAGAGGCTTGTCATTTAGCAGATATTAATAAAATTGTTTTCCTTGGATCTTCTTGCATATATCCTAAAAATTGTCTAATTCCTATAAAGGAAGAATATTTAATGACCGGACATCTAGAAGATACAAACGATGCTTATGCAATTGCTAAAATAGCAGGTATTAAAATGTGTCAATCGTATAATCAGCAATATAAAAGAGATTATATTTCAGTTATGCCGTGTAATTTATATGGACCAGGAGATAACTTTGATTCTGATAATAGTCATGTTCTTCCTGCACTTATCAGAAAAATTGACGAAGCAAAGAAAAATAATATCGAATATATTAAAATATGGGGAACTGGTAAACCTATGAGAGAATTTTTATATGTTGAGGATTTAGTTGATGCTCTTATTTACCTATCTGAAAATTATACATCTAGTGAAATAATAAATATAGGTACAGGTGATGACATTTCAATACACGACCTAACTAACGTAATAGCCAAAATTATTGGATATGAAGGAAAAATAAAATTTAATACTGATTATCCTGATGGTACATACAGAAAATTGATGGACGTTTCTAAAATTTTCGAAACAGGTTGGAGACCTAAAATACCTATTGAGGAGGGTATAAGAAAAACATACAATTATTATAAAAGTAATATAGATAATAAAAATGGACTATAAATCACTGATAGAAAAAGAAATAGAAGCAATAAGAAGAATTCCCACACAAAGGATTATTGATATTGTTGCTGCAATATCTAGAAATATGCACGATAGAACTAGAGTTATAACTTCTGGTATGGGGAAAGCAGGACATATAGCTCATAATTTTGCTATGACCCTTAGCTCTACAGGTACACCTTCTTTTTTCTTACATCCTTCAGAAGCACAACATGGTGATCTTGGAATAGTATGTCCTGGAGATATTATAGTTATTTTTAGTAATTCTGGTAAGACCAGAGAAATACAAGAGCTCATAGACCTTATACATAATCTAGGAAGCGGCAATTTAATATTTGCAATAGTTGGTAAAGGTAATGAAAATATATCTCTTAAATGCGCTGATTATATTGAATTCGGTGAGGTTGAAGAAATATGTCCATTAGGATTAACCCCTACAACATCTACCACAGTTATGTCTGTGATATGTGATCTTATAGTTGTTGGGTTAATGAAACAAAACACGTTTACTAGATTAGAATATAGTAAACGACACCATGGGGGATATCTCGGAGAAAAATCTAAACAATAAATTACTAATAGCAGGGCCTTGTGTTATTGAAACAGATACACTCTGTATTCAAATAGCAGAAGAGGTTAAAAGAGTTGCTGAACTCTATGGATTTCGTCCTGTTTTTAAAGCAAGCTTTGATAAAGCTAATCGTACATCAAAAACAGGATTCAGAGGAGTTGGAATTGAAAGGGGATTAGAAATACTTTCTTTAGTAAAAAAAGAACTAAACATAGATATCATAACGGATGTACATGATATTACTCAAGTTAAAAAAGTAGCAGAAGTAGTTGACTTTCTACAGGTCCCAGCATTTCTTTGTAGACAAACAGATCTTATTGAGGAGTGTGCTAAAACAGGATTACCAACTTTAGTTAAAAAGGGACAATTCTTATCTCCTGAAAGCTGTAAATTTATAGAGGAAAAATTTTACGGAGCTTGGGGAACTCAATTATTAATAGGGGAAAGAGGAACGACATTTGGATATAATGATTTAGTTGTTGACGCAACTTCTATAAAAAGAATAAAAGACTCTTGTCCTAATTCTTTGGTAATAATGGACTGCACACACAGTTTACAGATACCAAATAATTCTTCAGGAAAAACCAAAGGAAGAGGTGAAATGATAGAAACTATTATTAGATTTGCAGCGTCTTCTAAATCTGATGGTCTTTTTATAGAGGTTCATCCTGATCCTAAAAAATCTCCTTCCGATTCTGAAAACATGCTGGAATTAGATCAATTAGAAAATGTAATCAGAAAGGCAAGAAAAATTTATGACTGAGAATAAAAAATTAGATGTTATAATAATAAGCTATGCTAAGGATGAATATTGTGAATCTATAACTAAGAGTTGTTTAGAATCCCTAATTCAATCTGAAGATGATTCACAAGACATATTTAATATAATAGTTGTTGAATCTGCTAAAGGTGTTAAATGGGAAAGTTTAGGAACTAATGTAAAAACATTAGAAGCACCACTTCCTTATGGATATCATAAGTTTCTTAATTATGGCAGAAAGCATGGAGATTCTGAATGGGTAGCACTTTGTAATAACGATTTACATTTTACCAAACATTGGTTTACTAGAATAATTGATGCACACGAATCTAATCCAGAGGTTATTTCTTTTTCTCCTATCTGTCCAATGACACAAACAATTTATGGTATAAACCCACATACGGGAAATCTACCTGGGTATGAAATAAGAAAACAAATATCAGGATGGTGTATAGTTCATAAAAGAGAAATATACAATTTAATAGGGGATTTAGACGAGAGATTTTATCACTGGTTTTGTGATAATGATTATTCTATGGAATTATGGACTAAAGGAATTAAGCATCTTTTAGTTACTGATTCTATAGTTATACATCATGATAAAAACATAGGAAAGACAACAGAAAAAGTTATAGAAACAAATGAAGAGATGTACAGATTAACTAGTGGATCTACTCCTATATTTAAAGAAAAATGGAAAAACTACATACAATGACAAGACATGAAATAATAAACAAAATCATTCAATCAAATGGATTTAATGATTACCTAGAAATAGGAGTTAGAAACGGAGAATGCTTTAAAGAAATTAAATGTACAAACAAGATAGGTGTAGATCCTAATCCAATAAGCAACGACACAACACATAAAATGACTTCTGATGAGTTTTTTGAAACCTGGGATTCATCAAAGAAATTCGACGTTATTTTTATCGACGGATTACATTTAGAAGAACAGGTTGATGTTGATATTCAAAACTCTTTAAATTTCTTGAATGAAGGAGGTTACGTAGTACTTCACGACTGCAATCCTCCAACTTCGTATCATGCTGCAGAACAACCAGTTTTTACTGCACCTGCTAACGGTAATTGGAACGGTACTGTTTATAAGTCTATTATTAAAGTTAGACTATATAGAAGTGATTTAGTTTTAGAAACTGTAGATTCTGATTGGGGTGTAGGAATTTTAAGAAAAGGAGGATCTAAAACATTAGATGTTTTTCCAGCTGAGGCTATGACATGGGATTGGTTTTCAAACAACAGAAAAGAAGTACTTAATTTAATTACACCTGAAGAATTTATTAGTAAGTACTAATATTTTTTATGAATATAGGAAATTATTATAAAATTATCAATATAAATTAGAAAGGATTTTTGTGAAAATAGATTATGGTAAAAAAATAGTAGCAGATCGACCTTCAGGAAAATCAAGAATTGAAATATCTAGACATCCTGATTCTATAATGAATAATATATTAGTTGTAAATAGAATAGGAAAAGAAAAAGAATCTTCTTGGATAATAGAAAAGGATTTAGGAACCTGGTTAAACTATCTAAAAACCGAAGGATTCACCAAGACAAAAATAGTTCAAGATGTGGAAACTTCTAAGAAAAATATTAAGAAAAAAAAATAAAATGGAAAATCTGCAAGAGATAGATCTGGAAATGCTCGATAAAGAGTTAAAACCATTTTTTTATAAATGGACCAAAGGTGATAACAACGGACAAGTATGTGAGTACGAAAGCTTATTTAAAGATCCAGCTTCTGGTATAATCTGGATTAATTTTAAAGGGGGAACTAGGATAAACTATAGCGTCATGTCTGAATATATGATCGAGATAGATCCTATTCCTCAGAGCAATTCTACGAATCAACTTCAACCAATAACAAAAGCACAAAATAGCAGAATACCAGTTCAGGATCAATTTCCTGTAAAAAATGTTATGCTTGCTGATAATAGAGACTCTAAAGTTATTGATGAAAACCCTATAGTTTCTTTGCTACAAAAACAAAAACCTAATTGGGTAGAAGTTGGAATAAAACTGAAATTAAATTTACCTACTAAAAACCTTTATAATGTTTTAACCTCTTCTTTCGAAGATGCAGAAAACGAGATTATAGAATTTGTGGTCAATGACCTCGACTTAGAAATAATCAAAGAAAGTTTGAGGATAAATATAAAAGAAATATATAAAGGTAATCATGCAAATATTCGAAAACCAGGAACAGATCTCAATAAAGAAGAACAAGAGAATTGAAGTCTTAGAGATAAACGAACACCTATTTATTAAGCAAATATATCCCGGTGTTATAATAATGCCCTATACATTAGACGATGAAGGTAATCCATCAAAGATTGGTATTATAAACGAGGTATTGGAGCAAAGACCTGGTGGAATGGCTAAGACATTAATAACTGGAACACCTGATGAAGACGACGATAATATTTTTCAAACTGCCATAAGAGAATTAAAAGAGGAATCTGGTTTCAAAGTACCTGATATTAAGAGATGGAAATTTTTAGGAACCCTTTATACATCTAAACTAGTACTTAACTCTAATCCCTGCTTTTCTGTAAACATAACTTCTATTGTTGCAGAAGAAAAAACTACAGACGGATCTACAGAAGAAAAAGATTCTAAATTTGAACTTATAAGTATAGAAGAAGCTTTATCCTTAGAAGATTCCTTAATCAGTACTCTTTTTATAAAAACATTTAAAGATATTTTCATTAAAAAAGAAAACAATGAACAACCAACTACCTAATAGAAGAGAAAGAAGAAAAGCTGCAAAAGTAGCAGGTCTTTTTGGTAAAAAAGAAAGTAACAAACAAAAGGAAGAGAGAAGACAAAGATCTCTAGTTACTGGAAATTTAATAAGACTTAGAAATTTAACAGAGCAAAGAAACAGAAACAAATCCCCTGAATAATCTGTGAACCTTAAATATATTATAGTAAATAAATCAGAAAAAATAAAGTCCCCTAAATTTGAGGGGATAGAAATACATCAGATAGATGTGAATTCCTGGTTTAAGAGTAACAGCCTTAATCCTTCAGAAATGAACGAAATAAGACAGTTTATATTCGAAGAATGGATCATAAAAAAAATACAAAGTACTAAAAATAAAATACTTCCTGGGGCTCATGTAGTTATAATTTATGATAATCCGAGCCCATCTTTTATATCATTTCTGGAACAAAAAATATCCTTAATTTTTGAATGTGAATCATGTGAGTTAATTTTGATTAACTAAAATTATATAGGGTATATAGTATCATGGCAACACCAGGAACAGATAGTATAGGTAAACAAGTAGATGGATCATCGTCTGGAAATTCTAGTAATTTAGCAGATCCTGATATTCAAAGATTTGCAAACGGACTTTACAAATTTGATTCAGATAAAATATATGGAACTTTTGAGAGAAGTGAATTAGCAGCACTTCCAAAAAGTTTATTTTATGATGGGGCAACAGCTTATGAAACATACAATGGGCTTTTTGCTTATTATGTTTTGGGTAAAAATAGTCAAGGAGGAAGAGCTAGATATCACATTTCTGAAAAAACAGCAGAATTAAGTAAAATAACTCCTAATTATTCTAGAAATCCCACAGCAAAACAAATAATAGAAACAGTAGCAGGTCCTACTCAATCAGGAATTCCTGCTTTTCTAGATCCTGCAAGTCCTTTTAGAGGACAAATTTATAGTGTTAAGGATTTCATATTTTGTAAGCATTATGGAATAATGCCAAACAATAGAATGCTTACGCTTAGAAGATTTGCCTATCCAACATTAGATTCTTTAAGAATAATACCAAACAAACCAAGGGATTTTGGTATCTCAGAAGATGGTAAGAAAGCAGAATTGCAACAGTCTTCTGCAGAAGGAATAGGACTTATAAGAGATTTTAAAGGTGAATTAAACACAGCTCTTCCTGTTTCTCAAGCTGTAACATTTTTTGGAGGTGATACAGGAAATAATCTTTCTAGTATTTTAGGTATAAATACAGGTCTTAATTTTGAATACCAAAAACAAGATCCTGTAAAAAATGAACAAACAGGGGATCCTGGTCTTATGAATTCCCCTTTTGGAGACTTAATTAAATCTTTTATAACAACAGGAAAATCTGATCTTAATCCAGAAGCAATCAGTAATTTAATAGGAACATTAGCTGCACCGGAAAAAAATGAAAGAGCATTAAAAAGGTTATTATTAAATAATGCTCTTGCTCAAGACGGACCACTTTCTAAAAAGATTTTTGTTAATGTTAATACAGTTGACCGAGTAATGACAAGACAGCAGGGATTTGCAGGGGGGACTGAATCGTTTACTTTAACTTTTGATTATAACCTAACCTCTGCTGGAGAGGTAAATTCTAAACTACTCTTTTTAGATTTAATGACTAATCTTCTTTCTTTAGGGTCTGATTATGGACAATTTCTTTCGCCTGAATTAAGATTAGAGCAGACTAACGTTGGTTTAGGATTTCCAGGAGGTGCTTCTGGTTATATTAAATCTATAGTAAATCCAATACAATACATAAGAGACCAAGTTTCTGGAATTCTTTCTAGTCAAACAGTAAACAAATTAAATTCAGCAGAAGGAGGGTTAAGTAAGGATATACAAGAAATAACATCTGAATTAAAAGCTTTCGTCCAAGATCCTGATAAAAATCCAATACAAGAGGGAAGTAAATTTTATAAATCTATAGCAGTAATGATGAGTGATATTTTTCTTAAAAAAATATATTATCAACCATTAATGCTTTCAGGTTATCCAACAGGTGAATGGCATCTAGTAGTGGGAAATCCATTAAATCCTATAGCAATGATGGGAAATTTAGTTTGCAATAATGTGAAAATAACATTTAATGATGAATTAGGTCCTGATGATTTTCCTACTGAAATGAAAGCAGTTTTTACTCTTTTTCCAGGAAGACAGAGACATAGAGGGGATTGGGAATCTATTTTTAATAGAGGTAACGGTAGATTATACTTAGGCCAGTTAACAGAAAGTAGTGAAACGGTAAATGCTTGGAGAACATCAAGTGGATATGCACCTAATGATTTCCCTGAAGATGGTACAGATATTTACAAAGTGACAACTCAAGGGGCAGCTCAAGGAAGTTAATTAAAATAAAATATGTTAGCAATAGATGTAATAGAGTCAAAGGGTTTTAGATTAGATCAAAAAACCAAAAGCCAGGTCTTAGATCTTGTTACTGTTTCTTGGAATACTAGAGATATAAATTATCAGTTAAAATCTATAGCTTTTGTCACAAGTGAAACTGAAATGAGACCAGATCTTGTTTCTCTTCTTTATCAGAACGATCAAAGTAGAGTGGGATCTTTATTAAAATTAAATAATATTTCAAATCCTCTTTCTGTTAAGATGGGTGAAATATTAGCAGTACCTACAGATGAAATGACTAATAATTTATTTCAAAGTGGTAAAAATATAACAAATCAAAAGCAAAAAGCAAGATCTTTTAGAAAAGAATTACAAGAAAAAATATCTCAGGTTTCTCAAGAGCGATTAAATTATCTTAATTCTAAAAATATTTCAAATCTTGCACAAACACCGCTTCCACCAAATCTTTTACAAGAAGGACAACAACAGATCCTTGTTGAGGATGGAAAACTTTTATTTGGTCCTGATATAGGACAATGTAAAACAAAAGCAAAAAAGAGTGTTTCTGTTACTGACATAAAAACAAAGCTTGCTCAGAAAAACATTTTTAGAAGATAATGGCAAATTTTAATTTAAGAAAATCCATATTACAATACAGAAATCCTGATATAGTTCTGGATGAACTTTCTATTGTTGATACAGGATCTCAGAAGGGAGATCTACAAAAAAATGATAGAGAAGGAAATAACATCCAGAAGAAATATACAGGGATGGCTGAGCCACTAATTAAAATAAACAATGTTGTAGTTTCTGGTCTTAGTTATTTTAAATTGGATTTATCTGGATTCAAACCTAAATTAATTTTTAAATTTAGTACGATAGACGAAAGATTTATATACACATCATTTCCAAAGGATGGAGATATAATTTCTCTTTATATAAGAGCTTACGGGGAAATGTTTAAGCCAATTAGAATGGATTTTATAATAACTGAAGTAATTTCACCTTTTTCTTATAGTGCAAGTGTTGAAAATGATAAAACAAATCTTGATGCAGGATCTGGTAAATATCAAACATATACTATATTTGGCGAGGTAAGAGTTCCTAAGCTTTATAAACATGTGAGTAAATCATTCAAGGGAAACAGTACAGATGCTTTAATAAAGATATCAGAAGATCTTGGCCTTGGCTATGCTTCTAATGAAGCTAAAACAAAAGATGAAATGACATGGATTTCACCTAATGCAGATTATGAGACATTAATAAAAAATATAGTAAATAGCTCTTGGTTAAGTGAAGAAGATTATTTTGATTGCTGGATAGATCAATATTATAATATAAATCTAGTTAATCTTAGAAAACAATTCGATGAACAAAATCAAACAATAGAAACTATGAGAATGGCTTATGGTGTTGATGAAACACCTGATATGTCAGCAGGAACAGAACCACGAGAAGTTGAATTTCCTATAGTTTTAACAAATGCAACAAATTATGCTAAATCCCCTTTGTATATTAGATCTATGTCTATAGAACATAATGCAGGACAAATTAATAACGATCTAGGATATTTTCAGAGAGTTCAGTTTTATGATTCTAAATTGAATTCAGACAAGCCTAAAAACAAATATGTTGAATATAATATAGAATCTGTTACAAATAAAACTGTAGGTTCAAGGGACACTTTAAACAAAGGAAGATTAGGAGAAAGTATCTACAAGGAAGAGATTAAAAAAACTTACGTTGGAACTATGTATTTTGAAAATGTACATGAGAATTTTCATCAGGCACAGATACAAAATATATTTAATCGTAACGATAGTTATAAATTAATACTAAAAGTTAAGACAAGAGCATGGATGCCTTGGCTTTACAGAGGAAAATCAATTCCAGTTAATATAATACAAGAGGGTAGCACCACTGCTTCTAGTGATTCTAAATATTCTGCAAAAGGTGGTGAAAAATCTTCTCTTGCACCTCCTGCTGAAAAAAGAGTACCAAATGCTTTTCTTTCTGGTGATTATGTTATATTAGGAATAAACATAGAATTTAATTTAACAGATAGATTACATCAGGTTTTAATACTCGGTAAAAAACAATGGGTACTTAATCCAGGTATTGCTTCAGATCCGTCAACAGTAGATCCTACAAGTGATGAGGGAGACTTTAACGATCTCACTCAAAACACATCCTCTATAACACAAAAGGATGCTGGTGTTTTAAATAATAGTGTGTTTTAATTAACTAAAAGAAATGGCAGATTTTTCAGATTTTACATCAGGCATAAAAAGTAATCTAACCCCAGATGGGAAAGGAATATTGAATAGAAAGATAGATTTTCAGAGAGAAAAATTTCTGAAAGGAGTTTCCACTACAAAGCACGGTAAAAAGGAAGATCCTACTTACCTCTATTTTAAATTTGTGTTTGATTTTGGAGATACTGGAATTATAGATCCTACAACATTTTTGCCACCTTCTCCTTTATTTAGATCAACAGCAAATCTTAGTGGAAGAGAGCAAGACAATCTTATTGAAAGAACATCTGAGAAAAATACAAGAAATAGCGACAATCTAGCACCAGGACAAGATGCTGGTAATAATGATGCTATTAGAGAAGTAACAGAGGCAGCAGCAGGAACTTTTTATACAACTGATGATTTCTTCTATACATCAAAATCTAAAATAGCAGGCGCACAAGGTAAATTGTTTTATAACATAAATGGATCTGGAGTTGCTTACATGGGAGCTCAGCAATTTTTAGCACAGAGATCTGCTAAAAGACAACAAATGCTTCAGGCTTTTAAGAATGGAATAAACTTTATAAATAAAGAATGCCCTTATTATTTTCAAAGTTTAAGCGGATTAGATAATTTATTAAAAGTAGATATAAAAAATTATCATAAAGCAGGAGGTGCACCAAAAAGAACAGGAACTTTAACTATAGATTGTTTAGAGTCTATTGATATGAGAGTTTTCTCTTTAGCTGAACTTTACAGAAAAGCAGTATATGACTACACTTATCACAGAATAATGGTTCCTGAAAATTTAAGAAAATTTAGGATGTGGTTAGTAATAACAGAATTAAGAAATATCCAGCTCACCTATGGTGTTAATGATTTATTAAATCCTTTCACTATTCCTTCAGTATCACAGGCAGCAAATTTTTTAGATAGCTTTAATTCGCAAACAGGATTATTAGATAAAGTTCAAGGAATTTATGATAAGTCAACAAAGGAAACACCAGATGCTTCTACTATTGGAACATACTCTATGGGTCCTTACACTTTCATATATCAATTTGATCAGTGTGAATTTGATTTCGATAGTACATATCCTTCCTATGGAACGATTGATGCTAAAGGTGGACAAGCAGTAAATACTTCATTTAAGATACATGTAGGAAGAGTTCAAGATTATAAGATACAGTTTAATCAACTTGCTGATGTTCTTAAAAAAGATAACAATATACAGCAAATGGTTCTTGCAGATGTGTGGGGTTCACCTGGGTCTAGTTATGTTAATTATGATTATGTTAGTACACAGGGTATAGAGAGTGTTACTTTTTCTGATAAACCTAATCCTGGTGAATATTTTGCTAAGCTTGCTTCTGATTTCGTAACGAATACTGCAGCAGATTTAAAGAATCAAGGTGTTTCAATATTACAAGGTGCACTACTAGGAAACATATATGGACTTGGTGGAGTAAACGCACAACAAGCTGCTTCAAGTGTTCAATCTTTAGTTAGTACAATAAAGGGTGGAGTTCCTAATCCTTTTGCTAAAAACGATCCACAATCAAATGGATATGGTGGACCTAATGAAAGACAATATCCTAGAATAAATGAGGATCTTTATCCAAACTCTGCTGGATCTAACGGAGGAAGTCTTGGTAACGTTTTACCTGGTACTGGACAACCAGGAGGATCTATAAACACTGATGTTTATAATAATAATCCAGGAAAAGATTTGGGATTACCAGACAGACAATATCCAATAAATAATTCTGACGAATACAATAACGTTCCAGGAGCAGATTTAGGTGCTCCTGATAGAGTTTATCCAATTCCAGGAGGGGATCAATATCCTGATAATCCAGGAGCAGATTTAGGATTACCTGATAGACAATATCCGGTAAATAATTCAGATGAATATAATAACGTTCCAGGCTCAGATTTAGGTGTTCCTAGTAGAGTTTATACAGTTCCTGGAGGTGATCAATATCCTGATAATCCAGGAGCAGATTTAGGATTACCTGGTAGACAATATCCAGCAAATAATTCTGATGAATATAATAATGTACCAGGTTCTGATTTAGGGGTTCCTGATAGAGTTTATACAGTTCCTGGAGGTGATCAATATCCTAATAATCCAGGATCAGACTTAGGACTTCCTAATAGACAATATGCTCCTTCAGAGGGAGACGAATACGAAAACGTACCAGGATCTGATTTAGGAGTTAATGGAAGAATATATCCAGCTCCTGGAGGTGATCAATATCCTAACAATCCGGGTTCAGATCTAGGATTACCTAATAGACAATATGCTCCTTCAGAGGGAGACGAATACGAAAACGTACCAGGACAAGATCTTGGTGTTGGAGATAGGATTTATAAACAACCAGAAGGGGATCAATATAAAAATACTCCAGGATCTGATTTAGGATTGCCAGATAGACAATATCCTGCGGCAGGTGGAGATGGATACGAAAACGTTCCAGGAAGAGATTTAGGACCAAGAGGCAGAGTTTATGATTTTAAGAATGAAGACAAATATCAAAACACACCTGGTCCAGATTTAGGACTACCTTCTAGACAATATGAAAACTCTAATGGAGATGAATATAAAAATACTCCAGGATCTGATTTAGGACCAAAAGGAAGAGTTTACGAATCTGTTAACGAGGATTTATATAAAAATACTCCAGGATCTGATTTAGGATTGCCAGATAGACAATATTCTAGTAATAATACTGACGAGTATGATCCTTCTTTAATTCAACCTAATACAAATTTAGGAAGAATATATCAAAGTAATAAATCAAATAATTTGGACAGTTAAAAGAAACATATATAATTATAATTATATAAAACTAGATGACTTTAATAAATAGAAATAAACTAGCAAGCAGTAACACAGAAATTACACATTATCTGGGTGTTGTTGTAGATAATAAAGATCCAGAATTCAAAGGAAGAGCTAAAGTTAAAGTTTTTGGTGTTTTTGATGACCTTTCTGATGATGATTTACCTTGGGCACATCAAAGATTTGAAATGAGTTTCGGATTAAATGGAGGTTCTGGAAGAATGTCAGTACCTAAATTAGGATCTGTTGTACATGTTCAATTTAATAATGGAAATTATTATAGCCCTGAATATAAAGCTGTTCAGGAGCTTTCACCGGATTTAATAGATGAAATAAGTGCAAGTTATGACGGGGCTCATTCTATAATATATGATGGTGTTGAAAAATTAAAAATGTATTATACTGTAGCTAAAGGAATAGTTATAGATTTAAAAGAGTCTCAAATCATAATAAAAAATGATAATTCTATTTTAATAAAGCATGCAAATGATTCAACTTCTATAGAATTAAAGGGAGGAAAAATAACAAAATACGCAGATCAGGAAATAGAGAACACAGCAGTTACTAGAATAAAACATTCTTCACAAGAAGTTTGGATGGATGGCAAAACAACTAATCTAGGACACACCCCTGTTTTTTCTGCAGTTTGTGCAGAACCTCTTTGGGATTTTCTTAAAAAATTAGCTGTTGCTGTCGATGCAAAATTACCTCTTAGTCCTGGCGTTAGTTCAACTTTGGCTGCAAGCTTTGAACAATTATCCACTAGTAAAACAGTTAAGGTAACCAGAGAAAATGTTGGATAAAAAATTAATAGATGGCAACTATAGAGGAAAGAATTGACGAGTTATTATCTAAAGATATAGCATCGCTTTCATCAGATCAAATTATAAGTATAATAACTGGTGAGAGTACTCCACAAGTATATGTAGACCCACAATCAGAAGAGGGATTTAACAGTGAAGCTGATAAAATAGGAAAGGATGTAGATGATCTTATAAAGAGTCTAGAACCAAAAGATCCTCCTATTCCAATGGAAGAGATAGAAAAACTTTCGTGTGATTTTGAAGGCGATGAATTATATTCTGAAGTTTTATTAGAATCATTAAAATCAAAAGATAAGGATCTCTATAATCTGCTACTAAATTCTCCAGATTTTTTGGAAGATAAGGAGATAGAGAGTATTGATATAGGAATAAAAACAGAAATACCTTCCATCAATAAAAATAAAGCATCATCTAACACTAACGCCAACACTAACGCTAAAAAAGGTAGATCCTCTAATGGAATAACTAAATTTTTAAATAGTAAGAATCCCAAACTTCTAGAAAGTTTAAATGAATCACTTTTTGATAAAATAGATCCTTTTTTATTTGGTAAACCAACCAATGCTGGTTCTAAAAAAAAGAGAGATCTTAATATATTAGGATTCAAAGTTCCTTTAGAATTTATAACTGCTAATGGAAAAATACTACATGTTAAATTAGTAGGTCCTGATATAACTATACAGCAAGCAGAAGAAAGAGTAAAAAAAAGCTCAGAAGCTCAGAGAAAGAATTTAAAAGATTGCGAAACTAAAGACGTTAATGAAAAAGAAGGGGCAGGTTCAAATAGTTCAACAGATTCTAGTAATAATCAAAAAGTAAATGTTGGTGGTATACTTCCTAATGATTACGAAACTGAGAAGTATAAAGATTATGATTACGATTTTATTAGAGATAAAAAAACAGGGGAAGCTAACGAGGATCCTGCAATAGAGGATGATAACTGTAATGTAATAGCAGAAGATCCAATTACAGGAGATCCAATAGTAACAAAAGAAAGTATAGAAGGAATATTAGATGAATTTTGTGATCCAGAGCCTAGTGATCTTTCTGGATTAGATATTGAATTAAATACAGGAGCAGGGTCTGATATAAACAGCAATGAAGAAAAAGAAAATGAAGATGCACAGGTTAGTGAAGATTTTTCAGAAGCTCAAATAAATGAGATTGAAGGATGCTTAGATTCAACTATTGTTAAATACGAAAAAATAGACAAAAGAACTTTAGAGTTAGCTAGATGGAAAAATATAGAAAAAAATCTAGAAGAAATAAATTATCATTATGAAATAGTATGGGAGTATCAAAAAACTTTATATGAAGAATGGACTGGCAGATTAAGCGGTAACCAAACACAAACAGGTGATGGTTCAAACTTAGATCTAGCAATATCTATATTAACATACACTGATATAATAAGAGAAACAGAAAGAGAAGTATTTTTTGCAACAGAGGATTATAATACAACAAAAAAATTATTTTTAGAAAACAATAATATATTTACTGAAAATATATTTCTTTTTACTATACCAGAGACTGAAGTCTCTTCAGTTGAACTTGAGACTCTTTTTGAGATTAAAATAAATAATGATATCTCCCCTATAAATTACGACCAGGAAAAACAATTATGGCCTATACAGGATGGGGTAAATAAATTTATTTCTTTAGTCGAGAATATAAGATTTATTATAATAAAAGGAAGTCAAATAGATTTACTAAATAAAAAAATACAAGAGAATACAGATTTAAGAGGTGCTGATATAGAATCTTTAGAAAATAAATTAGGGATTACCATTAATATTGATGATTTAGAAAAAGCATTTAAGGATGCTAGTAACTGGATTCCTTATTCTGGATTCACGACAGAAAGAGACTATGCACAAGAAATATTTCAATCTGATTCTTTTAGTAACAATAATAACAATCCTTATAGAGGATATGGGTATGAATTTAAAAACCTATTAAGTAAATTTTCAGTTAGATTTAGTAATGTAGCATTTGATTATGATGATGTAGAGCTTAAAATGAAATTAAGTTTTTTTACTGATATTGGTAATCCCTTGCCATATAAACAAAAACAAAAGCCAAACAAAATATCACTAAAAGGAACACCTCAACCTATATTTAAAACAGTATCTGAGCCTGATGTTGAAAGAATAAAATTGGGAAATGAATACGCAGGAAACGGAGGTCTTTTAGTAAATTATCCTAAAGATTATTTTAACGGGAACAGATTTTTAACTCTTAAGAATTACAAACAAGGCGAAAAGGATATTGCAGATTTTTATGATTTTATTAATGATATAATCTCTACTGGAAAATCTAAGACAACTATAGTAAATGAAATTAAAACAAAGAGAGGAATTTTATATGCTCAACTTATAGAAAAATCCGCTTCTAATTGGCTTTTCTTTACTCCTGAAGAAAGAGGCGATAATGATGCTAGAAATCCAGCAAATCTAAGACCTGCTAGTTTTACAGCAGAAGGAGAACCAACTCCTGTATTTGTTGATTTCTGGAGTAACTATAAAACTAAATGGAACGAAAAATATTTACAAAATAAAGGGGCATTCATTAATCCAGAAATAGAAAAAATAAAAGTTGAAGCTAGAAAAGCAGGTCTAGCTATGGGAAGGACAGTGAATACTGATGATATAAGGGGTATAAGAATAGTAGAAAATTATTTTGATATTCAGAAAAAGTATGAACAGATCCAAGAACTTTTATTAGTCTCTGCACAAAAAATAGCAGAAATAGAAGAAGCTATTAAACCTGAAAATATAGAAAAAGAATTTGCCTCAATTAGTTGTGGAGCGGGAGTAGATCCTAATCTCTCTATTGAGTGTCCACCTAAATGTTGTGGTGCAGCAGGATCAGATTTTAAAACTGAAAACTTTCTTCTTTCAACACCTCCTGGATCTGATTGTCCTTCAATTTTTTCTAAATGTTGGATGAAACAGTTCACTAAGCATTTAACTTTAGTTGGACTTCTTCCTTATCCGAATGGTTTACCCCCTATAGAAAATACAGCATTTTTTCTAGGCGGAGGTCCAAGTGTTAGATTAGGATTTAAGTATTGGCCTGTTGGATATCTTCCTCCTGCTTTTATTCCACTTCCTGTTCCTAATCCTGTGGATGGACAACCTTATATAAGAATACCTCTTCCTATGATATGGACTATAATAGATCCTATCGTAATACCATTACCTTTAAATTTAGGAACGCTTATAATTTTCATTCCTTTCATAGGAGGATTTATGCCAACCCCTTTATTCTTTATAAAAGAAAATGTAAATGGAACATCATTCTTTTTAACTGGTTTGAGAGGACCTAGATTTATTCCTAGAAAATCTGATCCTAAAATTAATGACCCTACTGAAAAAATAAAACAAGCAATATCTTTTGGGTTCCCTGATAAACTAGTACCTTTACCTGGATTTGGCTCCGATAATATTGATTCTCTTCCTAGAATATTAGAAGATATAAAATCCAATATTACAAAAATAATGGATAATATTCCTCCTCCTAGTAATTTAGAACCACTTAGAACATTACAAGAAAAAGAGTTATCTATAAAGAATAGTATATCTAGTAAAATAAAAGATTATAATAAAAAAGCAGCTTTATTGGATGATCCTGAACCTAATTTAGATGGTGAAAGAAATCAACTTAATTCTATAATAGCTGAAAGAAAATCTGTTCTTGCAAAAATAATATCAAACTATATAAGTAAAGGTGTACCTAATCCCAAAACTATAAGTTATCCAAAAGATAAGGACAACTTAAAAATTGATATTCCGGGTAAGGTTAAATCTATTATTGATTTGGCTCAGCAGAAGTCTAGCTTAGTTCCTTTGAAACCCCCTCCTACCATAGATATGAAGGATTATTTTAAAGATATTCTTAAAAATACTAAAATACCAACACCTTCAGAATATGATTTAGAAAATGAAAATGTTTCTAATAATAACAGGATAGTTGTTAAAGTGAACCAGGATCCTAGAAATATGAATGAGGAAGAATTTAAGGCATTTACTAAAAAAGTAAAACAACCTTGTATTGAATTCACTAAATATATGGTTAGTGGAAACGGAGCTTCTGTAATAAAAGAAAAAAGAAAAGGTGCATTCTCTTCTTTAGAGTTTACACAATTTCAAGGAATTTTTCAATTTCCAGATCCTACCGTATTAGATCCACCTCCAGGGGGATTAAGTTTTTCTAAAATTCCTAATCCTTTAGTTGATCAAGTTACAAAGGTTATGACTAATGGAATTTCTAGTGCACCTTTTAAACCATCTGATTTTACTAAATATGTTAGATCAGACGAAAATGGAAATCCTGTGGTTGCGTTAAGAGTAAAAGATATAAAAAAAATAGTTTCTAGTAAAATAGGTTTAAGCAAGAAAAAAGCAGGTGAGGCAGATAGACCGATGGATCAAATAAATTCACTAGTAACTAATTTTCCTTTCCCTGCAGGTCCTTTAGCTTCTTCACAAGCTCTAGGACAATCATTTGGGAGTGCAATAGCTCTTTTTGAAATACCTACTGCTTTTCCGGTAAAACAAGATCAAATATCACAATCTCCTTTAGCAGGAGGTCTTGTACAAATTGCTATACCAGGAGCAGTAATAAAACAATTCTTAAGTAAAGCAGTTGAGGAATTATTAAAAAAAGGAGACGGTTTTGATAAATATTTTCCTGAGATAAATGATCCTAATTCCACTAAATTTACTAACCTAGATCCTAATGATATCCAGAAAATGGTTAGAACTATGATGGAGGATTTTCTTAATCCAGATTCAACTAGTATACCTGATTTTTTAAAAATAACACAAATACCAATTCTTCCAAAATCGAGACCAACTGATGTTTTAGAACAGGTATTAATAGGATTAGGGGTTCCTCCTCCTGCTAGAATAGTTTATAGTTTAATCTGGAAATATTTTAAAGGACTTCCTAAATCACCTCTTCCGGAAGAAGTGACCAAACCTATATTCGACGCAGCTGCAAAAATATTAACAAAGATGCCTTGGCCTATAGTTGTTCTTTTGGGTAGAAATGTACTTAATATAATAAATCCAATAGCAATGTCTGATGATCTTCCTGCTTGGAGAAGAATGAGTCTTAAAAATGCTTATTATGTTGTTTATCTAGATGAGTTCTTAAGGAGTGCTGCAGATGTCTCAGGACTATTCAAATTTTTCTTTGGAGATCCAGTGTATCCTATCCCAGAATTACCAAGCGAATTGCAAAAAACATTTAATGTAAAAAAATATTAATATTATGGAAATTTTATCTCCATTTTAAAGTAAAAATAATAATCTAAATCAAAAATATGAGAAATAAAAACTATACCTCTTTTGAATATGAAGAACAAGAAAGAGAAAAAATGAATCGCCTATATGATATAACTTTTCCAGAGGATACTGGTAATTTTGTTGGTAAAGATATAGAGAGCAACACTTCAGTAGATGTAAGAGTAATTAAAGTTGACAATGAAAAAGAAATTGTCATTGCTGAAACTAGATATGGTCAATCTATTGTGATAGATCTTAAAAAAGAAAGAAAAGGAATGAAAAGATTTGGTCATTCTGAATTAAATATTAATCCAGGAGATTCAATCGAACTGGTTGTTTACAAAGAGAAGAACGGAAATTTCAGTGGATCAGTTTCTGCAGGATATGAGAAAATTTTAAAAAGAGAACTTCACAGATCTGTAAAAGAAGAGAACTGCGCATTTCATGTAAAAGTTACTTCTGTTTGTAATGGAGGATTTATGGTAGATCTATCTGGTATAGTATGCTTCCTTCCTGGTAGTCTAGCTGCTGCAAACAGGATAATGAATTTTGCCGATTATATCGGAAAAGAACTTACAGTAATGACAGAAATTTACGATCAGAAAAGAGATATTTTCGTAGTTTCTTTCAAGAAATACCTTAAAAAAATTATAGATAGCAAAGCTCAGGAATTATCATTCTCTAATAAATACGAAGGAACAGTTACAGGTGTTTCTGGAAACATAGTATTTGTTGAATGGGATGAAATATTTACTGGAATTATAAACTTTGATGAGAGCGAAATCTCTAAAATTTCTGATTACAAATCCGGAGATAAGGTTAGTTTCTATGTAATAGACATAAAAAATCCACAAAGAATAGCAATCTCTTTAACTGAGCCTAATCACAAAATGAAATCTTTACAAGATTTAAAGGATTCTTCTTTAGAAAAAGTTGGGGAAGATACAGAAACACAATCTTATAAAGCAGAGATAACTAAGCTTAAAACATTTGGTGCTTTTGTTAAATTAGAAAATGGATTAAATGGCCTAATAGAAAAAGAAAAACTAAGATTTTCTATGGATCAATATGAGGTAGGACAATCGTTAGAGTGCTTTATTTCTAGCGTAGATTTATCTAATCTTAAAATCCAACTCGTAGAAAAATAACATTTATCTTATAAATTTCAAGGAAAAGAGTTTTATCAAAAAGATAAAACTCTTTTTTTGTTTTATTTTTATTTTTCTGAATATATAGAATATGAATTTAAGTAGTGTAAACTTTTTTTATTGTGTTAATATTGGATTTGAATTTGAGCTTTATAGTGACTTAAATAGGAACGAAATTGCTTTAGATCTAGGGAAGGTATTAGGTAAAAAAATAATGGTATTTTCAAAGTACCACTCTAGTTTTAAGCCAACTAAGGATATCTTTAAAATAGAACCTGATTATTCAGGAGGATCTAAAATGGTTGAGTTAATAACTGGACCTTTACCTTATTTTGAATCTATTCCTATTCTAATAAAAACTTTAAAATGGATAGATGAAAATGGTTACACAGATAAAAAATGTGCTTTTCAGTTTGGAGTAAGTATAGACACTTCAATATATCCTGAAATAACTCCTGTTGATAAAATAAACATTCTTAAATTTATACTAGGATTTGATGAGAATGTAATCTATAAAAAATTCCCAGATAGGTACGGATCTTTGTATGCTAAATCCATAAAAAGAATTATTCCGTCAAATAGATTTGTGGATCCTACTAATCTTTCTTTCATTGATAAAAATCTTTTTGAAGTTCCTTTAGAAAAGAATATGGGGATAAACTTCTTAAAAGTACCTGAGGGATATTTTGAGGTTAGGTATTTAGGGGGAAAAGATTACCAGAAGAAATATACATCTATAAAAGATGTTATGGACTATATAATAACTTATACATTCCAAGTTTTAGAGACTAATGATGGATTCAGTGAAAATGATCTTAAAATATTAAAATCTTTTCTTTCTGAAATTTATAAGAATGCTTCAAGTTTTATAGATTCACAAACCTTCCAAAAAAATTATCCTCACTTAAATGTGATGATAGATCTTAAATCTGATCCGCAAATACTTAGATCTTTTTTCCTTAATGTAAGGGATGTTTTATACGATTTAATAGTTGAAAACAACATTAAAGAAGGAATGATTAACTACGATAGTAATTTAGGAAAATTCCAAATAAAAGATGTCGAAACACAGAGAGCTTATCTTTTAAAAGATTATGACATATTAGATTCTAAAATATCTGGAAACATTCTTAATTGTAGACTTTTTGGTTGTAACTTGAGTAATTCAACTATAGAAGATTCAGATTTAATTACTACTAATGAGATTGATAAATCTAAGATAATTAACACAGATGTTATGTTTAGTAACACTGTACATGATTCTTATATTGATAACAAAGAAAAAGAAATAAACTGTGAAGTTTACGGAGGAATTATTAGATCTGGTTATATTGGAAAACTTGCTACAATTTCACCTGAAACTGAAGTCGTTGACGATGCTTCAGATGATAAAAAAATGAAGGGAACATTAAAGAAAAATTTATTTCCTAACCGAAATGATAAAGGTTCAATCCCCGCACAAATAAAGTTTAGTGACAACAATGCTAAGCCTTCAGGTATTCCTGGTATAAATTTTAAACAAAATAATTAAAATGACAGAAGCAGATTTAATCCAAGAAATCAAGGATGAAATATCACATTCTTGTGCACTTCCTTATAATCTTAACGATCAGGAGATAAAAAGGATAATAAAAAGAGCAAGAGCTTATTTCTATGATAACTATCAGTATTCAGTAGAAGATAGAATATTTGTTTTAGGTAAAGAGCTTTTTTCAACACCTTCTTTTAGAGCAACTAGACAAATACAATTACCACAGTGTGTTGTTTCTGTTTATGATGTTAGACAAGTTAATGGATCAGGACTTACCGGAACACCAGATAAAGATTTTGGAGATTCAAAATTATTAGGATCAGAACTTATGCTTTCCCCTTTTGCTGGAGATAACTTAGTTTATAGAACAGTTCTTTACTCGTTTTTTGATTTAGCAAAAGCTTATTTATTAGAAAGCTATGCCTTTAATTATAATAAGAATACCAAAAAATTAACTATAAATGGTAGAGATCCAGCAAGAACTACTTCGACAGCAGGTGGATCAGATACAACCCTTTTCAGTGGAACTGATGTGGGAATAAGAGCTTATATTGCTATTCCTGAAGAAAGCTTATATGATGATGAATTATTTGTGAGATATTGTCTTGCAGAAGCAAAAATAAATATTGGTAGATTACTAGGAACATTCGAATACAATCTTCCTGGAGGTGTAAGAATAAACGCAAATAATATACAATCTTTAGGAACTGCTGAGAAAACTGAGATTCTTGCAATGATAAAAGACGAAAACACTCCAAGTTATTTCCTTCAATGGAATTAAAATTTATACACTATTAGGATATTCAAGAAGTTTAAAAAAAAGCTTCAGAACTCCTGGGGATTTCTTTTGAATTTTGGATCTACAATGATAAAAGGGAAAAAACAGTAAAATAGCCTTTATTTTCGATACTGAATATATAGATTCAAGATGGCAAGATTATCCGAAATTTATCCTAGAAATCCAGACGATCCCAACTACAAAGAAGGGCTTTTACACACTGATGATGAATTAGAGATTCTTATCGGTATGATAAAACAGTGTATGTTAACTAGGCCAGGAGAGGTTTTAGGTGATCCCTATTTCGGTATAGATCTAGAAGGATTAATTTTTGATCTTAATATTGACCAAGCAACTCTTGAAAGATCAATAAGATTACATCTTTTAACATATGTTCCTATGGCTAATGAGCAATTCGATGTTGATTTTAAAATTGGATTTTTTAAAGGTGAAACTAGAGATGCTTGTGTTATAGATTTTGCTATAAAAGGAAACCCTTTATTAGGTATTAAAATAATTTAAAATGGATTTACTACAAAAAAATAAAGCAAAAATATCAGACCTCATAAGTCAAACTTTTGATCTTATTCAAGCAAGATATTCAACTTCTAATCAATTATTTACAGTTGCTTCTATCTGGGGACAAATTATTTTTGTTCTTGATAACTTAACTCAGTTTATATTATTCTTTATTGAAGATTCTATTACAGAACTAAATATTAATCAGGCAACTAGAGAATCCTCGATTTATGGATTAGCAACACTTGCAGGACATAATCCCACAAGATCTATATCTGCTAAGGGAGAAATATTAATAACTTGGAATGGAAAAAATTTAGAAGATGTTGCAGGTAGTGCAGTTCTTATTCCGAATTATGCTCAGGTAAAATGTACAAACAACGGAAAAACCTATATACTTAAACTAAATCAGGAATACGTAAGATTAAATTTAGATCCAACATCTAAATTAAAGGTTCCTATATTAGAGGGTGTCATAAATAAAAATCAGTACACAGGTACAGGTTCTAAACTACAAAGTTATAATGTTTCATCAAGAGGTACTTCGAATATAGAAAATTTCGAGGTTGAGATTAGAGTAAATGGGGAGGTTTGGAAAAAGTATGATTCTTTATATGATATACCAAGAAATGCAAAAGGATATCTTGTAAAAAGTTCTTTAATATCCGGAATTGATATATTTTTCGGAACGATAGATTTTGGAACTCCTCCTGTTGCAGGTTCAGTAATAGAAGTTACTTATTTAGAATGTGCTGGGTCTCAAGGAAATATATTAGTTGAGGATTCTTCTCTCGTTTTATTCAGTTTTGATTCAGACGGAACAGATCTTTATGGAAGAAGTATATCTCTTGCTGATGTTCTTCAAGTATCTTGTACGATAGCTCCTCAATTAGGAGCAAATCAAGAATCTATAGATCTTACAAGATTAATTGCACCAAAAACATCTAGAAGTTTTGTTTTGGCTAATCCAACAAATTACATAACATTTTTTGAAAAATTTGGACAATTTTCTATAATAGAGGCTTTCACAACATTTGATGATGAGTACATAAGTGACGATAATGTTATTTATATTATTTTAGTTCCTGATATACAGCTAACTTTAAAGAGCAATGAAACATATTTTGATATTCCATTGTCTAGGTTTAAATTGACTAAACCCCAGATTGATAGAATATATCAATTACTAGATGAAAGTGGACAAAAGATAGTTACAACTGTTGTTAAAATAATCGATCCTATAATTATAAAATATGTTGTTAATGTTGCAATAACAATTTTTGAAGGAAACGATCCAGAAACAATAAAATCTCAAATAGTAAATATTCTAAGTAACTACTTCTTAAATATAAGAAGAAGGGATAAAATACCAAGATCAGATTTAGTTGCAGCTATAGAAGGAATAGAAGGAATTGATTCGGTTTCACTTTATTTTGTGGGAGAAAAAAACGAGGCAGCTAAAAGAAGAAATAAAAATTCTCCTGATGTAGGCTTTGATGAATTTGGAGATATAGTTATAGGAAAAGACGAGGTAGTAGCTATTTCCGGAGGATGGGAAGATAGAAATGGTGTTTATTATGATTACGGAGCTAGTATGCAAACTCTTTCTTCTGTTAACATAGATGTTAGATCTATAGTTCCTAATACATATAATACTAGAGTAAATAATATACTTAAGTCAACATTAAAAACTGCAAATTAATATGGAAAAGAAAAGCTGGTATGAATTCATAAACTCACAAAACGACATTAGATCTAATGTGGGATTTGACTATGAAGGAAAAATATTCGAGAAAACATTATCAAATCAGGTTTTACGAGGAGATAAAAACAGGATGGATATTATTGAAAGCATGGAAAAAATTGTATATCAATTATTTGAAACTACAAAGTATATTAAAAACTATATTAATTATACAGTTCCAAAAAATAATAAGTACGTAAGATAAAATGACTTTACAGAATCTTTTATTCTTCAATAAAAAAGGAGATCAATACAATTTCAAATTTAACGGAGATTACTGGGAAGGGTCGGTACTATTTCCTAAAGTTTCTGAAAAACTTTTTGAAATAGAACATGTATTCATAATAGAAAAATTCTTAAATCCTACACAGGATATTGAATATGGTTTTCCTCATAGTTATGGAGTTAGTCCAGGATCACCATTATGGAAAACAGAATGGGAATCTAAATATGACGAAAAAACCGATGTTAGTTCAATAATATACACATATGAACTTGGGATAGATCCTGAACTGGATTCTCCTGTTTTAGTTAAAGCTGATAGCATTGAATATTATCCTGAAGTTGTACCAGGAGATGCAATAGCTTCACCTTCTGGATTAGTAATAACTTCTAGTATAACATCTTCTTCAATTCAAGTAAATATTGCATTAAACTCTGATAATGAAGGAGTATATGATAGAACTTTGTACATCAAGGATTATACAGATCCTAATAATCCTGTAACAATATTAAAGGTAAACTTTCACGGTGAAGTTGAAGGAGAAGATAGCAGATTATCTGTTTTATTAGCAAACTTTGGTAGAAGCTTTAATATAGATGATTCTTTTATATCTAGAGATTCTGATATAAAAGAGCCTTTACCAGATTTTGAATTAATAAACCAAAAGAGAAAAGAATTACTACTAACAGGAGAAAGTATTTTTCCTTATTTAGGTTCATATAAATCTTTATTTAATGCTATAAAGTTTTTTGGTTATTATGATTTAAGAATAAAAGAGTATTGGTTAAACGTAAAAAGAGATAGTGCTACAGTACTAACTCCTTTACAACAAAATGCTAAAATGCTAAAAGAACTTTCTAGACCAAATTTAGAAGGTCAAAATTCTTTAGAATTGATAAGTTCTTTAATCGAAGATGAAAATAAAGGAAAATTTAAACAAGTTGAAATATACGGAAAAAGAAAAGATGGATCTTTTGGATTAAAAAAATCTTTTGAAAAATTATTTCCTTCTAAATCCTATAAAAAAACTGCTTTATTTGGTCTTTTTTATGATATAAATAGAGTAGTAGAAGATCAAGACGAAGATCAATTCGGATATCCTATAGTTGAAGATGCTTTTACTTTTAGCCCTGAAGAAGTTCTAATAAAACTTTTTGGATTAAGAGAGAGATTAAAAAAAGACTATTTACCTCTTAATGCAAGGATAGTAGATATAACAGGAGAAGGAGTTTATTTTAATATTTATAATACAAGAGGTTGGGTAGATCAATTAGGAATCGATGAAGTTAAAAGTGGAATAGAAGTAAAATTTAAAGCTTTTCCTGAAGTTGGATATGTTGAGGATCTAAGAGTATTTTCAACCAAACCTAATCAGCAAGGCATTTTATATCCTGCAATAAATGGTGCAGAGCCAGGAATAAGTTATTACGGAAATGAGATAGATCCTTATTCATATTATCAACAATATCCAGTTCCTAATATCCCTCTTTTAACCAATGCAATCCAAAGTTTTTATGATGATATAAAGAAAGGAGAAATGCCTAAATTTTTAGGTAACGGAGATTATGATCCACCTGGATATAAGCTATATTCTAACGGAGAAGATTACGTTCTTCCTGCTGGATGTCCAATAGTACTAACAAATGCAACTTTTGATTTAGCTTGGGAAGAAATTAGTGGAAGCTGGAATTCTTTAGATCCTTCAGTAACAACTACACTTTTAAATGTAGCAAATTACACAAGTACAATTAATCCAAATCCTGGAACCCCTGCACAATCTGTAAACAGTTTAAGTACTTACACTATAAGTTCAACTTTACCACAGACTGTCGTTATCAATATAGGTACTGGTAATCTTTGGTTTTCTACTATACCAAATGAGGTTGTTTTTGTTAGAGTTGAATCTGTTTCTTCTCCTGGAAATCTAATACTTGGATACGTAAATACTGGTGACTATAATAACATATCTGGTAACTTAACTATTCAAGTTATTTCTGTAAGAGGGTCAGGAACATATTCTAACTGGACAGTAACACCAACTAATATAAATTTCAATACATATTCTTTTGAGTATTTTCAAAATTGGATTTATCCTGGAGGATTTTATTCTTGGGATAGACTTCCTTATTTAGATTTTTATGAGATAGAATGGACAATCTATAAAGAAGATGAATCCCCTTATTATTTTCAGATAAGAGGCGGATTACCGGATCTTGAAATTTTACCACACTTTCTTCCATACACTGGGGAATATACAGTACAATGTAGATTGTGGGACACTTTAAATTCCATTTCATTAGGAATAACAAGAAGTGCAATAAAAGTTGATAAGAGACAGATAGAGCTTAATTGTTTAACTAGATTTAGAGAATCTGAAACATATGATTGGAATAACGTCCCACTTAAATGGGAAAGCTATCCTTCACAATGGATTTGGCCAGTTGAAAATACAGATCAGACTACCAAGATATCAGACGTTATTCAAAACTTCCCTGAATATTCCAACAATTTCAACGAGGGTCAATCATGTGAAGTTTTAACTAAGATCCCTGAAATAAAAGCAGAAACAGTTTTTGAAATAGGAGTAACTGGAGTTTCTATTGTAAACATAGCTAGTTTACCAATAGGGGGATCTCCTGCTTTTTCTTATGGATTTGCAATTGTTACAACTTTAACTTCTCATGGATATTCTTCGGGAAGCAATGTTTGGATATATGATTCTTTAGGTAATCCTTATGGACAATTTCCTATAACCGTTTTATCACCTACAACTTTTGAAATACCTCAAGTTGTTATAACTCCTATAACAGGAGGTTCAGTTTTCGGCCAAGGTACAATAATTATAACAGCAGACGGTTTACAGATAGCGAATACAACATATTCAGGAACAATAAATTCCACTGCAGGAGTTATCTATTCACAGATAAACAATTCTGTAGTATCTCCTAAATATAAAATAATAAATTTAGTTGATTCTATTACGACAAATCAAAAAGTTATAACTTTACAAGCTCCTAATAATTCAGGGTCTTTATGGAATGGTAAGATAGTAACTATACAAACAACGGGTTCATTATATTCAGTTTCTTCAAGTTCAGTATTTACTGGTGGAGTTAATGAAACGGAGCAATACCTTCCTTATGATTTCAACTATCTACCTAAACCAGAAATGAGATATTGGGGTACTAAGAAATTATCTTGGGACACATTTGAAGATTTTGAATTCAGTAAAGCTTACGCACACACGTGGGATATGTATGACTACCATAATGATTGGTTAGGAGGATTTGATTTATATGGGGTTCAGTATAATGATAGAGTTAGAGTTACTTCAGAAACTAATGGTTTAGTATTTACTGAATATAGTTCTCCTATGAATAGTTATTTAGGATTGGATGAAGCAGTAGATCAATTAAATGATTCAATAGATCCTAACATAAAAAGATTTAGTTACATTTCTAGAAATTATTCTAATTTACCAAATAACTTTTATCCTAATAGTTCACCTATATCTCCTGAACTTAGTACAGATCCAGGACCTAAAAATATAAATTCTAAATTCTTTAAGCTGCCTACTTATTCACCTGTTACATTCACTCCTACTGGAATTGCTTGGGATGGTGATGGTGAGATTTGGGTTACTGGAGAAGATGCTATAAAATTTGACGGATTAAATTTTTATAACTATGATTCTAGTAACAGTCCTATGCCTGGTGTAGGTATAAAAACTAATTGTATAAAAATAGATCGTAATGATGTTAAATGGATAGGAGTAGATAACGATTTAGTTCCTTTAGTAAAAATAAACGAAAAAGATCCTTCACAAAGTGTTGGTTATAACGTTTCTGATTTTGTTGACAATAACGGAAATCCTGTTTGTCCGATAGCAAATTCAAGTATAAATGTAATAGAAATAAATCCTAGAACTGGAGATATATTTGCAGCTTTTGTTTCTAATACTTCTCCTAGTTATGATGGATTATTATTTTATGATAATGCAGCTAAATCCTGGGTTCTTTATACCACATCCAATTCTGGAATACCTTCTGATGAAATAAGAGATTTAAGATTAGAATACTATGGAATTAATAAATGGTATTTATGGATTGCCACGGATAATGGACTTTCTAGATTTAATGGAGTAAGTTTTAAAAACTATGATACAACAAATTCTGGACTTCCTTCCAACAATTTATATTCTATAGAGTTAGACAAACTAAATCATAAATGGATAGGAACAGACCAAGGAATAGTTTATTGGGATCATTTAAGATGGGCAGTTTGGAACAATGGAACAAATCCTGAATTACCAGTTGGAAGATTTACAAATATAGTTGAAGCAGGAAACGTAAATGTATGGTTTGTTATAGACGCTCCGGCTTCTCCTGGAGATAACGAGCTTTGGTTCTTTGATGGATATTTCTTTACTAAAGTTTTATATAGAAATGATGGATCAACTTTAATAAGACCATGTCCTAATTTTTATGGAAAATCTTCTCTTTCTGCTCCATGGAAAACTATTAAGAATGGAGAAATAACTTTTCCTAGAAATTTAATTACTGTTACAGATCAAGGAGAAATATGTAAGATTGATTATATTGTTCCTCACATTCACGCAACCGCTAAATTCCCAGGAATTGATGGTTGGGATTTTGTTTATCACGACACATCTAATCCTCTTCCTGCTATACAATATATTTACAATGGTGGAATAGATTATTCACAGCTTCAGTTTAATATGATTGTTGGTCCAGTAAATGACAACATCACTTTAAATTCTGATGCAACTCGACCTATCATGCCTCACGTTGACAGATATTCTTGGTACAAACCTATATGGCAAAGATATAGAATTGATTATCTTAAAGATCAATTCCCTTCTTTAGATTTAGACGATGTATTTTTATATGCACCTTTAAGGGATATTTTAGAAGGAAAAGCAACAAAAGAAAGCTATTGGAAGAATTCTATTATAGAAAGAATTGCACAGAAAAAATCAAGGGAGCTTTTTGAAAATTTTGAATGGGTAGTAACACTTGGAAATACTGCTCCAGATCAAGGTGTAAAATTAACTGTTGATTTAGAAGGTGACGTAATAGCAATAGGGGATTTCAATGGTACTATATTCATGGGAGAAGTTAATAATATAGGAACACAAGACATCTATTTAACTACACCAGAACAAGGAGTCTATATAGCAAAATATAACAAAGCAGGAGTTATCCAATGGGCAAGAGCAATAACTTCGACCCTTGTACAAGGTCCTATATTTGCTCGCTCTGCGATTACAGATGCTAATGGTAATATCTATGTGGTTAGTGATAATAACTTAACAGGCTTCATTCTATTAAGTAAATACAATAGTTCTGGAGTACTCCTTAATACTTTAAATATTCCAGTTGGTCCTAGTCAATTCTTAGGTGATATAAAAGTTGACAAATATGAAAATGTTTATATCTGTGGATCCTTCCAAGGTACTTTAAATCTTGGTGCATTTACACTTACTTCTTTAACTCAAGATGCTGGATTCGTAGCTAAATTAGATTCAACACTAACTTTTGTTTGGGCTAATCAATTATCAACTACTAATTTCTCTAAGTGCTTTGAATTAGCAGTATTAAAAGAGGAATATTTATATCTCACTGGATCATTTGATACACAGGTAAATTTTGGAAACGTAACTCTGAATGGAGTTGGTAATCCAGATCTTTTCATATCTAAATTAAATACTGGTGACGGAACTTGCTTATGGGCAGAATCCTTAGCTTTTGATTCTCTTACATCATTTAGCGATTCATCTATATGTATAGATCCTAAAGGACATGTTTTAGTAACAGGATCTTTCCAAGGAACAATTCAACTAGAGAAAAAGAAAATAACATCTTTTCCTGGTGCTAATGATATCTTTGTAATTAAACTTCTTTCCACAGGAAAACTAATGTGGATGAAAATGTGCGGGGGTCAATCAGGTGACGAAGCTTTTGATATAGAAAGTGATTCTGAAGAGAATGTTTATATAACAGGATCTTATACTAGTCCTGCTTATTTTTCACCTGTAGAAATAAATTCTAGAGGTGGTACTGATATCTACTTAACTAAATTCAATAAAGATGGTATTTTAGTAGATATAGTTACAGCTGGTGGTGTAAATAACGATAAGGGAGCGGATTTAGTTCTTGATAGAGAAGAAAATATTTACATAACAGGTTACTTTACAGGAGAGGCAGATTTTTCTCCTTATGTTGTAATGTCTCCTCCAGGTTCTGTTGCTGATGCTTTCATCGGAAAAATACCTAAGAAGAGATTTAGTCCTGGTTACACTATAGGTGGAGTACAATCTTGGTTAGGCTCACATTCTTGGTCTTGGAGAGAAGAAAGATTCTACGAGAAAGAATTTGAAGTTCCTTTAGCAACTACAGTTTTTATAAATCCTATAGACTCTTTAATCCCAGGAAAGAAAAATCACGTGTGGACTTTAACTGATACCGAGACAGGAGAAGTGATAGTAAAAATAAGAAAGAGTCCTTACTTTATATGGACATTTACAAACCCTGGTTTTTACTCGTTAACTTGTCAGCTACAAGACGCAAACGGAAATCCGTATGATATACAGCATAAAGGTAAAATAAGAGTTATAGACCACAAAGAATCGTTTGCAGGAGACTTAATACCTGATGTTGTTAATCCAGAAGATTATTTGATTAGATCTATATACGAAACAAGAAAGACTTTAGGATTTCCTCCTTTATCTCCTTTTGACGTAGAGGCGTAAATTTTATAAAATATATTACGTGTTATACTCTTTGTATATGTCCAATATTTTTGGAACTACTTCGTGTCTGTGATTCTGTTTTAGTGTTATTATTTTAACACCATCTACTCTAGATGCTACTGTATTTAAAAAATCTAGTCCTGAGTCTTTTTTGTTTTTTAGATCTATTTGGGTTGTGTCTCCACATATTATCATTTTAGATCCTTTTCCTAATCTTCCGATTACCATTTCCATTTGTCCTGTTGTTACGTTTTGTGCTTCGTCTACAACAACACATGAATTAACTAGTGTTCTTCCTCTCATGAAAGGAAATGGGAGAATTTCTATAATTCCGTCATTTAAAAAATTTTCAATTTTTTCTTTATTGTAAAGCATTTCCAAATTAGCATAGATTGGAGCTAACCAAGGATCTAATTTTTCTTTTAATGATCCAGGAAGGAATCCTATATCTTCTTTAGCAACTGTAGGTCTTGTTATCACTATTCTTTCTATTTCTCTAGTAAATAAAAGATCTAAAGCTATCTGAACTGCTAATAAAGTTTTACCAGAACCTGCCATCCCTCTTAAAACATTAACGGGATTTTCTAATATTATTTTTTTAGCCTCCTTCTGTTCTTCGTTTAATGATATTTTAAAATTTATTGGATTTTTTGGCTTTTTCTTTTGTGTCCAGTTATTTTCACTCATATTATCGATTTTTTAAGAAACATTGGATATGTTTTGCTGTTAAATATAATATCCTAACTTTTTTTGTTAATGTAGTTACAGGATATATATCAAAAAAGAAAAAACAATGTCTGTAACAATCACTGAAATTCTTGGTACTGATTCCATATCGGGATCTAGACTAACTATCAACTCAAATTTCCTTTTATTGGAAAATGCTTACAATGATCTAGAAAACACATTTAATATAAATGTTTTGACAGGATCCTTAGATGTTTCGTCTGCTTCTAGTGGACAGATCAAAGCAAAATCTATGCTTTCAAATAGTATGGTTATGCCTTCATCCGGATCCCCCAATATACAAATATATGGAACTGGAGCTAGTGCAGGATTTATGGTAGCTTCTAGTACAGTTGCTTCCGCCACTGGTATATTTTCTAATCTTTTACAGGCAAACACACTTTCTGCATCTGGAGCAGCAACCTTTGGTGCAACTGCATCTTTCCAGGGCGTACTTAATAATAATGGACCATTTACAGTAGGAGCTTCTGGTAATTTTATCAATACTAATAGAAAAGCTACTGTTGGTATAAATACAGCTTTTCCTTCTGCTCCTGGAGCAGGTGTTACAGGATCTTATTCAAGCCCTTATATTCCAACTTTAACTGAAAGTGTAATTTATATACAATCTGATTATGTTTCTCCTGCTCCAGCTGATGTAGCTAACAGTACAGGTTTCTTCTTTTATGCAACAACAGGTTTTGGTGCAACAGCATCATCTATTCCTGCTGGTTTCACTTTAACATTTGTAGATGTGGCAACTACAACATCAGGTATCATAGCAACAGGAGTTACTGGACCAGGTGGTAGTGAATATTACACAGGATTCTCTACTGGTGATGGTTCTTATACAGATCCTAATATTACAGCACCAGGAAATCAATACAAATCATCATTAACTCTAATGTGGGAACCTAGAATAGATCAGAATGCTTTAACCCAAAAAGGTTCTTGGATAGTTGTAAATGCTGTAGGTAACTTCACATTCTAATTAAAATTAAAAAATGGCAAAAACACCGTATATAAGACCCATAGCAGTTCAAGGAGGTACATTTTATACCTTTTCTTCAGCTGCAGAGGATTTGTCTTTAACTTTTAATAATTCAGTAAAGAAATTTAAGTTTTCAAAATATGCTCTTCTTAAACTTCCTGAATTTAGGTCTCCAGTATACGGAGAAAATACTTTACAGTTTGATGCTATAGATACAACATTTTTAGATGCTGCTTATGGTGATTTCGTTTTAAGTAACCCTAACAACTTAAGTCCTTCTCCTGAAATATCTTTTCAAAACTATTGCTTGAATTTAGAAGCAACAGTAATATCAGATCCTAATTATAATCCAGAACTTAAAAGAAATGTTACAGAAAGAGTTTTTTGGAAATGGGTAAAAGAATTAGGAGGGATTAGATACAGAGGAGCGAATCAAAATGAAGTTGTTACAACATTAAATCAAACAACCACTACAACGGTGGATGGATTTCCTTATTCAGATAAAAGATGGGTAGAAGAAAATACTTTTCTTAGTGGTAATGGAACTCCTACTCCTAGATACGAAAGAGTAGTTCAATATGTAGGAGAAATTGATGTTGTTAATTCAGTTCAAAATTCAGATAACGCTTATTCAGAAGTTTATATTCATGTACCAACAGGAGACGGTGCAACACCTTATGTTTTATTTAAAACAATAGCAGATGAAAACTATTATCCTGACAGAACATGGACACATTTACCTCCTGACCCATTAGACACGGAATATTTACAAGGAAGAGATTCAGCATCAGGTTTATACGGTCCTAATGGACTTCCTAAACTTGCTATTTTTGATCAGGATGTATTAGGAGAACCTGGAGTTAGTGGAACATCTGCAACAGGATCTTTTACTAGCAATTGGTACACTCCTAGAGACGAAGCGAATTCTTATTTTACAGATCCTTCTTTCTTTGACCAATCAAATTATATTCTTCAAAAATATGTTGCTGCTTCAGGACCTAGTAGTGTTTCAGTAACATACAAAAGAAGTAATCTAGACGGAGTTCAGATTGATTTTGATCCTTTATCATATAAAGCAGTTCAAGATTATGTTGGTATATCTACAATAGAAGAATGGAATGGCACGCCAACAACTCAATCTTTTGATTTTAATGCTATATTAGTTTATTATGACGTTTATGATCCTAGTAATCCTACTGATTCAGAAACTAATCTTTATGGTATATTATTCTTAAACGATCCAGAACCAATATCAACAAATGGTGCAAAACTTCCTTTATTTAAAAAGTTTAAGCCAGATCCTATTACCAAATTAAATGGTAATTCTTATGGACTCAAGATCAATTTAAAATTTGATTCTAGTGTAGAAAGTACAGGGGTAGAACAAGCAATAAATGATTATTCTTCGTTTTCTCTTTCTATCTTTATGGATGCTGCTACAGTTTTACAGGATGCAGCAAAAACATTAAATGATAGAACTTTACAGATAATATCAATTGAGCAGGATGTTGCAGCTTTAAAAGATTTAATTATTAATACTGATGATAGTACTGAAATAAAAGCAAGATTAGATGTAATTGAAAGTTCTTTACAAGCGAATCAAGCTCTTTTTGAAAACACACAAGATATATTATCTTTAATAGAAAAAAATACAGATTCTATAAATGACATACTACAGAATCAAACTTCTGTTCAGATGTCATACAATTTAGATTTATTGAAAGATGGTAAAGCTACTAAAGTTGATAGATCAGTTCCTAATATTTTAAGAGTAGATGTAACACAGCAGGATTATAACATTGGACAAAATTCAGTATTTACTATAAATCCAGTTGCTGGAAATACTATACCTTTACAGGAGTATACAAACTATTTGAAGCATAAAAACAACGGTCTTTCTATTAATTCTAATAATGATATAATAATAAAAATAGATGACAGTTTAGTTACTTGGAAGAAAGGACAAACTATGAGAATTTCTATAGGTGATGATATAAACTTAGGAAATTATTCTCTAGTTATTCTTACTGATGCTTTAGGAGCATATCCTATCGGAGCACCTTCAGGAGTTCCTTACTCAGTTGTTATAGCAGGATTTTTAAATTCTCAATTTGCCTCTGCATCATACAAACCAATATTTGATATTGTGTGTGTTGATGATGTTAATCTGACTTTTGAAGTTGACCAAATAAAATAATAAGAAATGTCTAATACAAAAAATTCTTTTTCGTCTTTAATAGCTCAATTTCTGAGATTACAAAAAAACTCATTAGAAATTATAAACAAATTAAATGACGTTACAACATCACCTAATGATTCAGTACAGATTGAATTTTTGAAGGATGACAATACCTCAGAAAATATACAGGTTCCTTCTTTTGGATTCCTAAAGTCTGAAATAAATCGTTTGGATCAAAACATTCAAGCTTTATCTGGATTAGAAGATAATAGTGCTAACATAAGAAAACCAGACGGAACTGTAGCAAAAATCTATCAAGCAACTGTTTTACAGGATCCTCAGTCACCTGATAGTTTACAAGTTCCTTCAACATTCAGAGCTAGAAACAATTGGTTTTTTGAATCTTTTCTTAATCCTTTACTTTATATTACAATTGATGTAGAGAATCAAATACCAGATAACTCTGAAAAAGTAATAACTAAAAGAATTATAGCTAGCACTCAATCTGATGTACAAAAGCAATATTTTGATGCAAATGTTAAAGGAAGAAACGATTTAAGTGATTCTGATTTCATAGCAACATTACAAAGCCAAGGCATACCTTATTTTGTAGATGAACAAACAGTTGATTTAGATCTAAGAACAATTAGATATACAGGATCATTTGGTGTATTAAGAATATTTGACGAGGAAACTCAAACAACACAGAACGGAGTAACAACAACTAATACAGTAAGAAAATATAAATTAAGTAATACAAGATATACTGACACCTTATCAAATACGACTAATTCTAGAACCCTTACCAAAGGTGATAAATTAATAACTCAAGGTGGTACTAAGTACGAAATTACTTCGATAGATATTGCAGATCAAACTGTAGTATTAAAAAGATTATTTGGATTTGAGGCTATACAGATAGGTGATAATTCATTAACTATCTACTCTAATGTTTTATCAAATAGATCAGTTGATGTTAATGTTGGATTTGATGAGAGACAGGGAGTTTTTATAAAAAGTATAGATGGTGATTTTAACGTTGCTTCTAGCAGCTTTAGTCCTGGTATATGTTTTTGGAGCAATGAGTTACAGATAAACACTTCTGAAGGTGTACAAACTTTGGAGGTTTTTTATAATTCTCAAGTTTCTGATTTTGGAAAAACTTTTATTGCTGCTGCTAAAGAAAAAACAATTCCTGCAGTTTATGGACAAACACCTAATTCACCTGTTCTTTCTGCAGAAAATTTTAGAGTTGTACAAGTTAATACACAGATAACAGATTCAAAAGAAAACAAAGATTTTAAAGATAAAATACAAACAAAGACATCTTTAAAAAATGAGATTTCTTCAATTGATAGAGCAATAGATCAAACTAGAAAGCAGCTTTCTGAATTAACTACTACTTCTACCGGAAATGCTCCTACTGCAGAATTCAAAAAATTAAATGATAAGGTTTCCACATTAACAAAGGATAAAACTAATAAAACAGATTTATTAGCTACCACGATAACTGATATAAACAATCTTACAACAACTACCCCTGAATTAGTAGAGGCTCCAAAATACAGAGTTAGAGGATTCTGGCCAATTCCTGAACCTTTAACAGATCCTAAGACTGGAGACCAGAACATAATACAATTCAATGTTAGATACAGATACCTTTCTTTGACTGGTAATTCTAATCCTACAACTCAGATAGATTTCGTAGATAATAACGGAGCAAGAAGAGCAGGACAATTTACTAACTGGACTCAATTTGTAACAGATTTAAGAAAAAAAGAATATGATCCAATTCAAGGTATTTATGTTTGGAAAGTAGAAGATGTAAGTGACGCTAACACAGTTAATATAAATCAATTAGATGTTGCCATTACAAAAGGTGAAAAAGTCGAGATTCAAGTACAATCCATTTCTGAAGCAGGCTGGCCTACTAATCCACTAACATCAGATTGGTCAACTTCAGTTACTGTTGAATTTCCTGCAGATTTAGCGGTATTAATAGATAATTCACCATACATAAACCAAAATCTTAGTGATGATACTATTGTAAAAATACAAAGTGATCTTCAGGCAAAAGGTTTAGATCAACATCTTTCAACCTCTTTTACTTCTGGAGACAAATATTATGCTCACGTAGCTTCTTCAATATCGTCTGGATTTTTCGATGTCTCAGGAAGAGCACTAGATCTTTTTCAGAAATTGACACAAATAGATAACGAATTACAATCACTTAGAGCTCTAGTTGCTAAAGCAAAAGGTACTCTTGGAATTTATATAAGAAACGGAAACACAAGTAATAAAATTAACAACGGTAGTACTGTTAATCTTTTTGCTGGATATTATGATCAGCTTATTGATCTTTCTAATCCTAGTAATAAAGGAAAAATCGCTACTGTTATATACTATCTGGAGTTCAGAAACGAAGCAGCTACACCTCTTGAACTTTCTTCTTTAATCCCAGGAGGTCAAGGTGTAAAAGCACCTAACACAATTGCTGGACAAAACGATTATAACAATAATAGAAAATACGGGGAAACTCCGATACAGTTATCAGGAATTAATGCTTCCCAAGTTAACGTAACTACCCCTGGATATTTTATACAAACACCAGGATATCAAAGTGGTAATGCTTATTCTCAATTTGTGTATTCAAGGTATAAAAGTGTAGGTTTAGATGAGAATCTTTATTTTACACCAGATACTTTACTTACATGGAACATTTCAAATGGAACAACAAACCAACCTATAAATAATAGAGGTATATTAATGCCATTTGAACCTAATACAACAACAGTTACTGGAGCAGGAGCTAATACTAGTATATGGGGAGGAACATACACTGGAGTTACTCCTAATGGAAATGGAAATCTAAATGAATTCTGTATACACGTATCTCATCCATCAATAAATAATGGAGCTGCAAGTACTTTTGCTGCTTTAGAAAGACCTACAGTAGGATCTACGCCTCCAATGTTTTATCCAGCATTTAGACACGCTTTAGGATTTGAAGTTGATACAAATCTAAATTCATCTCCTGTTGGGGGAAATCAAACATTGTACACACAACAATTAGAATTTTTCCCTTCAGCTCAGACTACATTCACTAGTAATGATTTTGACTATCCTAATAAACTAGGATTCATAGAATCTGATGAGTACTTATGTGGAAAATATTCTTGTGGATCTTATTTATTTATAGCACCAACAGATCACTCTGCTATACAAATAGAAGGATCAACTCAATTAGCAAAGAAAACATTACAATTTGGACAGGAAAATGCAATAACAGTTCCTATAATATTTCAAATGAGAGCTCAGGATAAATTAGGATTTATAGGTGGCTGGAGAACAGCAGGTAATCTTAAGAATATAACTTATACTAAAAAGATTGGTATAGATGTTCAGGTTAAAAATGAAGAATTATTTTCTTTTGATGTACTTGTTTCAGGAAGCTATACTAAAACTTCTCTTGTTTCTCCTGCATATTCACAGAATGTAATAACTAGTAGCAGCAATTAATAATTGAAAATTGGCAAGAAAGATAATAAAACAAAACTCCTCATTCGGAGTATTAAGAGCTAATCCTAGAATCTCTGGTAATGTAAAAATAACCACAGATTCAAATGGAGATATTTGGTTAAACTCTATAGACTCTAACCAGGAAATGTCTAACCAAGCATATAAAGGATTTAGGGTATCCCCTGAATCTTCTTATGATAGGGATATTTATACTTTTTTTAAAAAGGGACAAACCCCATCTCAATTTGTTTTTGGGTTAGTTGGTGAAAGCGATCCTGTACAGAATCAAACGAACGATCTTGCAAGTACCTATAATTTCTTTTATTCTTCAGGTGTAACTCCTTTAATTTCTGATAAGTACCCGGAGGATTTTTCTTATCTTGCTCCTTTTTGGTTAAGTGATGATATACCTGATTATTTTGTTATATTTAAAGTTAATGATCCAATAGATTACCCATATCAGATTCCTGTTACTTCAACGGAGATTGGAAAAACTTACAAGGTATTAGAGGATCCAAATGTAGATAAAAATGCACCAGGATATTTACCTTTTACTGTAGATTACGGAACTTCTGAAACATTTACTGATGGTGATATATTCGTTGCTATAACTGTAAATTTTAATATAATACAAGGAAAAGGATCTATCATATTATTAGATCCACTATATCATTTAAACGATGTAGAAGATACAGCATCACATTTCTATAATAAGATTTTACCTAAGTCTACTGTTGTTACAACTTTTGATTTAACTGAAAATTCTAAAATAGGAAAATATTTAAGAAAAATTAAAACAACACCAGGATATAGCGATAGTCTTGTGGATGTAAGATTTGAAGAAAATCAAATTACAACATTTAATGGCGTAAATTATTCAGTTGGTATTTTTGATAAAAAAGGTGATTTTTTATTTGATTATTTTACTACACCTCAAACACAGATAGGATTTGAGGATTTCATAACAGACGGGTTTAGAAGAAATGCAGTACTAAGCTATAAACTTCTTAATCTCGAATTTCTTTTTAACGATGGAGATTCTGAAGACTACACAATAAATAGATATTTTGGTCTTTATGTCAATGCACCAGAACTTGCTTCTTTTAAAATAGACGGAAACACTCTATTCAAGGATCAAGGAAATTCTGGAAATACTCCAGTACCTTTAAAAAACGAATATGGGTATTATTATCAAGAAACATCTTATTATCAATATAATGATAAAGGTGTTAGATTATTTATAGATCCTGATTACACTTCTGGGGTTTTACCAAATTCCAACGATACAAACATATCAGAACAAACTAAATTATTTTGGATAAGAGATAAATTTAATAGATTTTATTCATTAAAAAGAGATGAGAATTATTCTCTTGTTTCTCCTACTCCAACCGAATCAACTTATGGATTATCTGGTACTGAAAATGAGCTGGTAGTACAAAACATAACACTAGATCTTTCAGTTTTAAGTGGAGCTGATAAAGAAACTAAAAAACAATATCCTGGTTTTTATACAGGAGAAAAAGGAAGAGCATATTCAGTTATAAGAATAGCAGGACAGTTAACTAATACAAATCAAGATGCTTTTGTTTTTTATCATCCATTAGGATCTCTAGGATTACCCGGAGGAAAATACGATTTAATAAAAACATCAGATTTAAGCTCTTTAATAGATGAATGGGGTCCAGGAAGTTTTTATTCACAGGATAACACATATTATATTCATCCTTTTGGTACAAATGAAGAAATAGCTAAAGCTTTAACTGGAATGTTTAATAGTTTTAATTATAACTCTTTCGAAGCTTTTCAATCAGGAGACGAGGTTGTTATAAGAACTAGAGCCACTGGTAAAAAAGAAAATACAAAATATTATCTAGATTTTTTCCAAGATTTTTCGATACAACAAAGAATGCCGTATTCAAGAAAAGATACTGTATTTATAAACGAAAAAGATACTGCTTATATAAATAAAAGACAATCTTTTGTTGGAGGATCTGATAATACATTTAATAGAGTAAAAGTAAAAATTGAGGATCTTAATAAAATAGAAGTAGGTAAAACATTTTTAGAAACAGTAAAAATAACATCCACTGACACTTACACAAATCTTCCTGAATATACAAATAGAGGTGCTTCGATAGTTACTGGTAAATTTAGATTTGTTGATCAATATGCTAGAGAAGAAAATGGAGAGATAGTAGGACTAAAAGATTTTGAAACACACGGAACAATAGAAGTTGAAACTAAAACAGAAAGAATTGCATTAGGATCAATTAGTAAAATATCTGCATTTGAAACTTATGAAGTACCTTTGGGAGTTTTCTCTTTCTATGGATTAAGAGAACTAGATACAGATTTCTGGTTTAGTAATTATGGATATACTCCAACAGAAGAGTATTATAAATATCTAGATGTTCAACCTTCAGGAATAACTAAAATAGTTCCTGGAAAGTCTTATTATGTTTCTTCTGGAACAGAAATTCTTTATAATGGATTTAATGTAACAGGTCCTGACTTTTTCGAAGGTGTAGTTGGACAGGAATCTTATAACTTAGTTATAGGCTCAGATGTTTCTGAATCGAATGTTTATCCTACAATTTCATCCAGAGGCAATATAACATCACTGATAACAACTACAAATTTTGATAATGCTTTTTATCCAGACTTAGATTCTTTTCCAGGATTTTATGGAATACAAGCTCTTAAATTTATAGACAGTCAAAGTGCTAGTATAACTAAATTTTCTCAATTAAATTTTGGTAAATTAGATTCTGAATATGATTATACTTTTGATAATTATAACCCTGATTTTGCAATAAAGAGTAGAGTAGTTCCTTACATAACTAAATGGACATATAGAGGTGGAATCGATATAAGAGGAAATGATTACAGATTAAATTCTAATATAGCTTTTAGTCCTCTGAACTTTTCCCCTAGCTTCTTTAGAAGAACACAGGATCCTCAATATTTCACACATGAGTGGTATAATCTTCAGAGGCCTCCTTATTCTTTACCTGAAGAGAATCTTCATAAAGATAAGAGTTATTTATCAAGTGAAATAAACGAAACATTATTATCTGATGCAAATCCTGCATTAAGAGATTATTTTTTAGATTATTTTTCTATAGAGGGAGAAGATTTAACAACATATTATCCAGGAAATCAGGATACACCAAACATAAACTTAACTGAAAGATATACTCTTTTTGATTTTAATACAGGTAATAAATTTTCAGAAACTCTATTTAAAGGAGCTAAAATAAGAATAAAAAGAAGTTTTACAGATTACGGACAAAATGAAACTGTAAGATATTTACAAGACGATAGATTTTATGATGGATATAAATTTTCTTGTGTTATTGTTCCTATTAGAAATATAGAAAATAAAATACAACCTCCTGTTAAAATTAAAGTATTAGAAAATAGAACTTTTAAAAATATAACATTTTTGATTGAAGTTTTAATAGAGGACTCTAGAGTTTATAATTTTGAAGAAATAAGTCCAGATAAACAATATCTAGATCTAGATTATTTTCTTCTTTACTCTCTAAAAGATAAACTCTCTACTCTATATGCTTCTACTACTGTAAGCCCTTGGTTATTTACAGGACAAATAGAAATACCTAAAGTTGGAGATATAAAATTATCATCAGCTCTTAATATAACATCTACCCCAACATCTTCTGGATTATTTTCGTCAGTTAATGGATTTACATCAGGTGATGAGGGTGAAATTTATATTATACCAAATCCTGAATATGAAACGGATCTTAGAGATGAAATAAACTTTACTTATCTTCCTTCAACCGTTCCTGGTCCAACGAGTTCAACAGGTCCTGGATCATTCTATGGTATAGTTGGATCTACTGGAACTGGATTTGGATATTCTATTCCTTTTCCTACCGGAGTTAAACAGGACACTATAAATTTCACTAATACATCTGCAAATTATACATTTGATTTTACTGATATTTCTTTACCTGGTCCTTTAACTATACCAACTATTGCAGGATTTTCAATTGTTTCTAATGTACCTATTTACCAAAGAGATGGAGGAGTTAATTATTGGAGAAATCTATTAGAAAAAATATCTTTTGCTAATATATCTTTATGGATTAATACAGGATATCCATACATTGAGTATAAATCATTTATTTGGGACGAGACAACTTCTACCACAAAAATACTCGATGATCAATTTGTTTTAGAATTTATAAAGCCTTCTGTTTTAGATCAGAATTCTATAATAATAACACAAGAGATCTCAAATAAACCACCAGAATTAGATGTATTTAATATCGGTTACACTTCAGCTACAGTAAATGGAAATAGTGAACTTTATAGATATGGCGGAGAATATGTTCCTATCTTTAGGGAGATTCTAAAATTTGAAGATGTTAAATATGATATACCTAAATGGATAATTCCGAGCTTTTTTAATTTTGAAGTTAAAGTTGTAGATAAATTAGATGGATATGAAAATCACGATTTAGGATCTCTTTACTGTTATTCTATTAACGGGATTCCTCAAAATAAAATATCTTTAATAAAAGGTGTAACTTACACATTTGATCTTAGCGATCCAAGTAATTTAGGATATCAATTATATTTTTCTCAATCTGAAATTGGTAATTTAATATCTACAGATTCTCTTACTCAGGGATATACTTTATTTGGTACTCCTGGAACAACTGGATCATATATTCAATATCAAGTTCCTTATGATTGTCCTGATAATATTTATTATGTTTCTCAAGGAGGAAGATACATGGGACAAAATATTAAAGTTTTAGATCCTATAGAATATTCATATTGCTCTTTTGGACCGGATAAGGACGACTTCGGTAAAGTTAAAAATGTAAACTATTATAAATACGCAAATCAATGGATATTTAGAATAGGAAAAAATTCTCCTTTTAATCCAGTTTATAATTTAATAGGAGAAACACCAGTAGATAAAAGAGATCTTTCTCTTTTTGAAAGTTCTTGGGATCCTGGATTTTATAGAGAATATGATAGTCCGACTAACTATGTTAGTCTCCCAGGAACTAGGAGTATGAAAGAACAAAAATCTTTCTTCGGAAGTAAAGTAATGCAAACACCAGATTCAGTAAACGTTCAGAAACAATTAGTTTATCCAAGTTCATTAGAAAATGTTTTAGATCTAAATTATGAAAATTATCCTAATTACGAAATACTTTGGGAAAACACACAAACTGAATTAAGAGGTGTTTTATTGATTGACAGAATGCTTATAAGATATTTCTTAGATGATGGAGCAAAAAATACATTTGATGAATTTATAGTTCCTGAATTTGGATTTGGTACTCTTACTGATATTAATGATGATTTCAATGAATACATGAAAGTAAATGTTATTCCTGCTTTTCAGTCAAAAGATAATGGAGGATTTTTAAAGAAAATACCTCTACAACAAACAACAGTTTTTTCTCCTGTTATCGGAGACTTTGCTGACTATCAGAAAATAATTAACGGATATTTTTCCTCACAAGAGATAAGATATACAAAGGTTAATGAGTTAAGATATGAGTTCAGAATACCAAAAGATCCTTCATTTAATTACTCCTTAGCATTTTCAATAAGAATAGGAAAAATTTAAAGAGGTGAGAATTTTTGATATATAATACAACTATAAATATAGATGCCACAGATTAATATACTAAATATTTTACAAGGAGACAATCAGTCTAACATTGTTGATAAAATAAACTACAACTTCGATCAGATCCTTAGCGCTGGTGGAGGTCCACAAGGACAACAAGGACTTATAGGTCCAACAGGACCAATTGGCCCACAAGGACCTCAAGGACCCCAAGGTTTACAAGGACCTTCTGGAACAAAATGGTTTGTCCAAGATTCTAGCCCAGCATCTGGAGCAGTTACAGGGAGCAATCCTTGGACGTATCCTTCAATAGGTGACTATTGGTTAGATCCAGATTCAGCAGATCAAGATGTTTATGTTTTCACTGCTACTGGATGGACTTACACAGGTTATGGATTGGCTGCAGGACAGTTATTTCAAAAAATATCCCCCGTAAATTTTAATGGTGGTGTAACAGGACAGGCTATTCTAATTGCAGGAACAGCTAGTCCGCAAGCAGTAGTCCTTTCAGATTCCAATATAAATGGTCTCACTGGATACGTTCCTTCTGGAACCGCAATAGATAACATAAACTACGAAAATTCAAAGTTAAAAATTGCAACAAGAAACGATAGAACTAAGATAATTAGTTTTTCTCATTCCGAATTTGATGTTGTTAATACTTCTGGTGGTGCTTCTACAACAGGTAATTATACATGGAATCCTTCAATAGATTGGGATACTTCATCTCCTATTAGTAGCTCTTTTTATGATATTACTTTTCAAAATCCAACAGGAGCAATATCAATAAGATCTTTAGGAAGTGTAAATGGAGGTATTAATCTTTTTGCAAATCAAGAAATTAGTGCACAATCTGCTTCTGAAAATATAATTTTAAAAACATCTGCTACAAATAAAGGTACATTTGTAGATGCCTCAAACGTAGGTGGATTTTTAGAGCTATCAAATAATTCCCCTACTCCAGTTAATCAAGCTGATGCTCCTTTATTTGCTAATTCAACAGGGGTAGGTTTAGGATTAGGCACTGGACAATTTACACAAACAGGAACAGATTCAAGAAGATTGGCTGTTAAAGGAAACACAACTATATCTAAAAATAATGGATATCACACACAAGCTCTTTTTACTGGAACAGATGCTGGAACATTATATGTAGAAGGCAACGTTGGTATAGGACCTTTCACTACTCCTACAGGATCTCCTATAGGAGCAGCTACTACTGGTCCAGCTGA